GATAGTCAATTCCCATTTCTTTGAATTTCTCTATTGCGGTGCTGTTGAGGGAACCTTTTTCCCATTTGATGCTTGTTATTTTCATGTTCATTTCCTCCTATTCATTTACCCCGGGGGTGAATGTTTTTTGTTTTCCTTTGATGGTTATATAATACACTATTGCGTATCAAAAGTAAATATAAAAAATGCACAAAGATGTATTGCGAAAATGTATAAAATGCACAAAAATGTACAAGATAATTACCATTGACACAAAGCACATAAAAGTGTATTATAATATATATAAAATAGAAAGAGAGGAGATTTTTCAGATGCCGGAAACAGAAAAAAGAAAGAATTTATACCATGGAAACATTTCATATAGTAGATTGTGGGAAACAATGGAAAGAAGGGGAGTAAAAAAAGCTGATCTCAAAAATAAAGATACTTTTAATCTTTCGCCGACATTGGTAAATAGATTGGTAAAAAATCAAAACGTAAGTGTTGACACAATAATGTATTTGTGTGATCGTCTTGAATGCCAGCCGTGTGATATATTAGAATATAAAAAATAAATACACAAAAATGTATTTTATGTATTGACATATGATACACAAAGATGTATAATAAAAACAGTTAAAGAAAATCAATCACACAGCCCCAGGAGGGGCGGACAGGAGGGGTGAAATGAAAAATACAGAGGCTGGAAAAGCTACAAGAAGGGTACAACTTAAAAATATGCCGTTCGATCGTTTCGAGGACGGTATTGGATACATCCACGCAACTGGATATGATTGCCTTGTAGACGGTCAGTGAATGACCGAATACGAAGATAACATCTTTGAGGACGCTGCCGGATGTTCCTACGAGGTTGAACCGGAAGAGGAACCGGAGTGGACGGAAGAAGACGAGGCGCAATGGGCCGAAACTTTCAAGCCGTATCCGGGATTTGAAGAATAGAACAAGGAGGGGAAAGAAATGAGAATCAACGGAATCGGAGTTGTTAGCAAGAAAGAAGCAATGTCCATCTTGACAAAAGAAGGACGGGAAGAAGTTAAAAACGGTGGAATTACCATAGAAGAGCTTGGAGAAATGTACAAGCTCGAGCAGGTCAAAAAAGCCTGCAAGATTGGAAAGTATCACGACACTTTTGCAGCCAACTACAGCCGCATCCCGGACGGCTTAAAAGAAAAGCTTACGCCGCAGGAACTGGCGGAGCTTACAGTGGCGTTTTACAAATGTTACGGGGACGGGAAAAATGCGAAAGAATAAAGAGCCGGTTTCCGGCTCTTTACACTTAAAATTATTGTTTCAACCCTTGGCGACCGGGATTGTTGGACGCTCCGCTTACAGAACATCCTCTGCAAGTGACAATAATATTATACCACAAAGAAAGGAAAAAGACATGAAAAAAACAATCAATCTTTTAAACGAAGTTGTAAAAATGGGCTTCAGTAGGGAAAAGGCTCTCAGAGACATTGACGCAAGCCTTGACGAAGAGCTTGCAGAGAGAAAGCCACTGATGGAAGAGGAAATTTCCGATCAGCTTTATGAGGACATCCTCTTTGGCTTCAGATGCGAGGCCGAAGAGCCATGAAGGCAGTGTTAATAGAGGGCTATATGGAAAAGGGCGTTTTTGCAACGCCTTTTTCACACGCCGGGAAAAGGGTATATACATACCCATTGCCGCCTTTTTCTACAGTTGCCGGGATGATCCATTTTTTGTGTCGGTGGAGCAGCTGGCACGACATGAATATATCAATAGCCGGAAATGGAACGATGAACGAACAGGAGTTTACAAAACGCTGGAAGGGCGGAGCTTATGCCGGATCAGAAACAGAAGAATTTAAAAAGCGTTTTCCAGTCCGAGTGAAAAACGGCCCGGGGTTTACAGGTTGGGTTAATACGCCGGTTTTAGTTGATTTTGTCGCAGATCTGAATTTGCGTTTGCACGTTCAGCCAAAAAGTGAAAAGGAAGTTGACATAATTTATAAAATGCTGAAGTATCCGAGACGGTTTCCAAACCTGGGCCGGCATGAGGATTTGTTGAGAATTGACAAGATCGAAGTTGTTGACATTTTGCCACCGGAAAAAGTGACGTTGGATTTGCCAGCTTATGCACCGGTACTTCCGGAAATCTCCGGCACTGTTTACACACTTCACAAAAAATATACGGTGGACAGAGAACGGCGAATTTTTGAAGATGTAAAAACGGCGTATCTTGATGCAGGGCAAGAAGTCACGACCGAAATTGACAGCTGCGGAAACCCGGTGTTTTTAATGTGATTATTGACAGTTGACAATGATTATATTATTATAACTATAACGTCATTTTTATGACGAATGTAAAATTGGATCATTAGTTATTAAGCTAACAAAACATTAATAGTCCCATTGTGGAAAGAAAAAAAGCCCTTGGACAATCTCCAGGGGCTTAAACTCTTTTTTTGTGGCGGCTAACGAGGGGAGAACAGACCCGCCGCCGAAGTCTGTTAAATTATTCATAGCACACAAATGTTTGTTTTGTCAAGAAAAATATTTTTTGCTTTTGGCTTGACAGGTTTTTGTAAAATGTGCTATCGTGTCACTAACGAGGAACTCAGGAGGGGCGAGCCAATCGAAAATTAATAAAAAATCATTCAGCCAGGTAACCGGATCAGACGCCGGAAGCCTGGCATTTTCTGTGCCAAAACGCCCCTATAATTATATTATATATATAATCCCCTATTAATTAATTCTATACAGTACTGTATAATAACATCTTTTAAGCCCCTCCTAGATTCTGAGTTGATTAATATATACTTAGATACACTATATTATAATATATATAGCTCTATAACGTTGTATATTGAGTTATAACGGATTATTTTATAAATAGGTCTTTTATGATACCAATGAGAAATAAAAATAAATTTATGCTTGCATTAATTGTTTATATGTGCTATTGTAAATGGCAGATAAGTAAATACATTTACGATTTTTAAACAAAGGACGATATAAAAACTGAAAAGCATTTACGGAACTTCCAGCGCTGATCGTAGCTGCTGGGCGTGTTCTTCGATTGCTGACCGGTTTGGTATCGTCCTTTTTATTTTGTTAAATTAATAGATTAACGTTGTAAAGTGAGGTGATACAGTGAAAAATACAACAACTGCAGTACAAGGAATTGAAGTATACGAAAACAAAATATGGCAATTAGTAGATGAGTATATTAACACTGTATTGTGTATACACCAAGAAGATTACGATAGTATAGAAAAGTACAAGAAAGATATAGCAGATAACAGAATAGATATGTTCTTCTATATCTCAGATCGTATAGAAAAACCTGGTAATGATGATATAGATCTATTAGACAAGATATTTAATATATATATCAGAGTTTGCGGTAGATATGGTATATCACCTACTTTACAGATGTTTGGAATTATGGTTGGAATTAATGGAATGACCTTTACAGACTGGATGAATGGGGACTATAGGCGAGGCACTGCGCATGGCATGACGGTGAAAAAATGGAAAGAAACGTGTGGTGCTTTCGCTCTTGATAAACTGCATAATCAGACCGGAACAAACGCGAACTTGATTTTTGCTTGCAAAGTTGCATACGGCATGGCAGAGACAGCACCGGTTCCAGCTGGACAGCAAAACGGCATTCCTCAGCAATCAGCGCAGCAGATCGCGGACCGGTACAAGAGCGCACTGGAGCTTCCGGAGATGGAGCGTCCGAAGCTGTGAACTACCGCCCAGAAACGTCCATGAGGTGCGGACAAAAGGCGGCAGTTAGCACGAAAACAGCGATATTTATACAATGTGCATAGTTAAAGCACCAGTATTTGTGCATATTGTACAGTAATCTATATAACAAACTGTAGTTTGTCGTATAGATAAAATGATGAGGCAGTTACAACTTCCTCTGGCTACTGCCGAAGGCCGAACAATAACAGCGTGATCCGGTGCAGCGGGTCCCATGGGGCGGCGGGCTGACCGGATAGCGTACGGATGAGACGGGGACCCACTTGGAGGGAAAGCCACCAGGAGCCGAGTGAGCCCCCAAAGTAAATAAAATAACAAAAAGGCCCTTTTCACATGGCAGAGATAGTGATTGCAACACGACAAGCCGTAAGCCTTAACGGTTTCTCTGCCAACACAAAATAAGGCGATACCAAGAAAGGCAGGTATATAAAATGAAAATTGGATATGTAAGAGAAGTAAGATTTGGAATTGACACTGATATTAAACGTGAGCTTTTGTTTCACGAAGGGATATTTGAGATTTACGCAGATTCCGAAAACAGTAGAGATGAATACCGCAAAATGATGTCAATTCTGTCTGATTCCGATGAGTTATATATTTGGTCTATTGAAGAGCTTGGAAATGAGCAGGAAGAAATTCTTGAACAATGGAGAACTATAACGAGTGACATTGGAGCAAATATCACGGTTATCAGTTGCCCTGTCATAAAAAGCAAAAGAGATGTGACATTAGAAGAGAAAATGGTAAGCGATATGGCATTAAGAATTCTCTCGTATAACGTTGAAACATCAAACAAGAAGTTAGAGGAATTGGAGAAAATTTATGACGAAGAATAGAGGTTATCAATCCGAATCCATTCGCATCCGGTTGCCGTACCAATTGGAGCAAAGACTTATAGCTGAAAAGAACCGAACTGGCAAAAGCGCGTCACAGATCACCCGTGAAGCCTTGACACAGTATTTTCGGAAAAGGTAGGTAAAAGACGATGCTTGAAAAATTTTTTAAAAAACAAAAAAGGTCTTCTGAATGCCATCCACTTGAAAAGCCTTTAGCTCATGATCGCTCGTACGAATATCATCACAAGAAAGCTGTTCTGGAGGACGGAAGATTGTACGATACAGAATCAGCGAAAAAGGTTTTTACGGACGAAGCAAGTTTGGAATATATCACACTCGGAAGAGCAGTGCAAAGAGTTTACTTCTTAACCCCGAACGGAAACTGGTTTTCAGCTAAAGAAAAAATCGAGACTGAAAGCGGAATCACTGATGTCGGCGAATATCGTATACAGGTCACAAAAACCATTTACACATACAGCGATCTTCGAATAGAGCAAAAATACAAGGTTAAAGACCTGATTGGAAGAAACGACTATGAGTTATACAAAGAATATTTTGGAGAGGTAAAAGAGGCATGAATAAAGAAAAAGGAATCTATGAGTTGTTACCGTCAGAACCAGTTGACGTAGCAGCTATGCTGATAAAAGCAACGATTGTTACAGACGCACCGGTATTCGCACCACTATCCCCGATGCTTGAAGGTACATTGGTTGCGATACCGAAATACGATCCGGTTCAACTTCAGGAAATCGCAGAGCACCTTCTGGTGTACTGTAACGCACAGGAAAGGGGATTTGAAAATGTCTATTGTGAAGATTGTAAATCAGGATCCGTATAACTGGAGGGGAACCGAATGCCTTATTGACGGAAAACCGATTCCGAGAGTGAAATCAGTAGATTTTCATGTTGCGGTTAATAAAGTTCCGATATTTAATCTTGAATTAATGGCAACACCGGATATTGAAATGGAAGGTCTGGCACGTATTAGTGTTAGTTCTCAATCAATTACTGATGCGATTTCAGTTTTAAGACACGAACTGCTTCAACATGGAGAAATATACCAAGGCTTCAAATCAAGCCTGAAATCGGCTCTGGAAATCTATTCTACATGCAGACTTCCATTTGAGCCTGAAGAAGAAACAGCAGAAAAGATTCTTGATTTCATGATTGGAGGAGAACGATGAGGACGATATTTACGATAATCGCACTTGCTATCAACGTTTTAATGTTTGTTTCAGTGAGTTCCGAAATCGTGACAAATAACAATAAAGACAAATGGGAATCTGCCGCTTGTTCGATGATTCTTATTGGAACCGGAATAAGCGTGATTTTATTTTTAACATCCCTGTGAGGTGAAATAAATGTTACTGGTATTTCCAATGGTTTTACTTCCGCTGATATTGGTAGAGCGGATTAAGATAATAAAAGAAAAGGTACAGCCCTCGCCGCATGGTCTTGGAGGAAGATTCAATACGGACAGGACGAGGCACGAAATCCCTAGATAGCCTGTATCGGTACGGACTTATAATAATAAAACAGATATCCAATCCAAAATTTCCTCCAAATGAGTTGCGACTGATGCAGGCGTTCCAGGAAAAACATAAATATATCAATGGTGTTTTTGAAGTATATCACATGCGGCAGGGTTGAGCGACTGCCGCAACATAGCGCATTGGCGAAGTGGTAACGCATCGGACTTTGACTCCGTTATTCGTGGGTTCGAACCCCACATGCGCCGCTCTGCATCGGATTTTGCCTTTCCTCTGATGCAGATTGGATTTTCTTTTTCCCTTTGCCACCTATCGCAACGGCGATGATTAAAGGAGCAGTCAAACGTTCCGGGTGGCTTTGCCTTAGTTGGCAAGCTTAATTTCTTCTATGGTTTACCTTTGTTGCAGCTGGTGGTCAAGAACTGCAACAGTAGTAAAAAGACAGATATCGTAGCGACCCTGTATCTTTTTACTACTCAGGAAGCTTAGCTCAGTTGGTCAGAGTAACCGGCTCATAACCGGTCGGTCCTGGGTTCGAACCCCAGAGTTTCCATTTCTCCCAAAGCTGTCCATCCGTTTTATGGATAGAAAAAACTACCGAATGTGTGTATGTGGGTTGTTTTTCAGAAGGTACGTAACGGCGTAGCCGGAGTGAAAAGACAACTTCCCGTTCGGTTCTGTCTCTGAGTTGAATATGTCGCCAATGAGTGCACGTTGACGACGGGGAGTTTTCAAGAGACATTTCAGGAATAATCCTCCGAAACAACTCCGTGGGACTGGCACGGATGAAAGCAGTCTAGTGGAAAGCATAACACGATAAACCTATTGCTAACCCGGATTGCACCGGGTTATTCGGAAAGTGCAAGTAACTGGGAACGGCGTGGTCATAGACTAGGTCTTGGTGGTTCGAATCCATCCTTTCCGCTTGTCTGGAGCCTGAAAGTTTGGCGTGGGAATAGCGCAGGGCGGCGCATGGGAATGTAATTCCGAGTTCCGGACATGTTTGCTGCCTATCGGATTGCAAAGTGGTCTCCCTTAAAGTAGGCAATAAGTGAACGTGCTGAAATGGTTCTTCCAGATATGTACATGGCAGGATAGAGAAGCGGAATCTCACAAGGTCCATACCCTTGAGAACGGCGGTTCAAATCCGTCTCCTGCAATTAATTCGTTCGTTCTATGCTGTCAGTGCACGGGCGGTCTATGGTTCAAGCGGATTAAACCCATGGGAAAAGGTTGATGTTTATCCTGAGGACTGCTGGGCAGTACGAAAAGCATATCATTTATATGTTGTGCAAAATGGAAATCATCTCATTCATTTACCGAGGTGATCAGCCGTGGTAAGCGGCACGGAATGTAGCTCAGCGGTAGAGCAGTGACTTACAAGTCATGTGTCGCAGGTTCGATTCCTGCCATTCCGATTCCGGTAAATTGCCATTACCGGAAAGCATTTCCAAAATGCTCAAATTTACCTTCTGATTGGTTCCGGTGGTTCGCGTTGGGCGACGATGCGTGGTTCAAGTCCACCCGCCGGACTTTTTTATTTTTTGGTAGTAACATTATGGAAAAAGATCATTATTGTACATGCGGTACGCGCTAGAAGAAGGTGTCTGCTGTAATGGTGAAAGCGAACATCGTGCAGATTTTAGATTCCTTGATGATAGCTGTGAATGTTGGGAGGGTATTGAAAATGACAAAACAAGAAGCAAAGAAAATGAAAAAAGAATTATCTGATTACAAAAAGGTATTTTCGGAATTAGAAGAGAGATGCAGCCCAGAAGCATTGGAATACTGGCACCGTCATTTGTGGTACGGACTTACTATCCAGTCAAATGCTGAAGCGGCAGCCCCAAAAGAGGGAGAACCCCCTAAACAACCTTTTAAATTAGCAGATTGGCTGATTGGCAGAGAATCAAAAGATGGGATTCGATTATACGGAAATAATGATCTTAAACAAATTGCCCTACACCTTTTTATTTATTGTGAGGACGAATAATGCAAATAGCAGGTAAAGAAATCAAAGACGAATGTTCCAAATGTGGAAACATCCTTGAGTGCGAATTGTTCCGTCAGGGGCATGGAATAAAACAGGAACGTGAGAATATAGCAAAGATGATCGAGTGCCAGATGAAACACAGGGAGGAAAGAGAGAAATGAACGAACTGAAGGTATTAAATGAGCAGGAAGTGTTAGGAAAACAGTTTAGAGTTTACGGAACAGCAGAGGAACCACTGTTTCTGGCTAAAGATGTAGCAGAGTGGATTGAGTATTCAGTTTCTAATGTAAGTAAAATGCTTGCCGCTGTCGATGATGAAGAGAAAACCATTCGTACAATTGTTACGAGTGGTTCAAACTATCAAACAGAAGCATGGTTTCTTACCGAAGATGGACTCTATGAAGTCTTGATGCAGTCCAGAAAGCCGATTGCAAAACAGTTCAAGAAAGAAGTCAAAGAGATTCTGAAAACCATTCGTAAGCATGGCATATATGCTACTGATAACGTGATTGACAATATTCTCAACAATCCAGACTTCGGTATCGAGATTCTGACTAAACTGAAAGAGGAACGTGCTGCAAGAGTAGAAGCTGAGAGAAAGAATGCTATCCTGATGCACGTCAACAAAACATATACCATTACTGAAATTGCCAAAGAACTGGGACTGAAATCAGCGATGCAGCTAAACCGGATCCTGGCAGAAAAGAAGATACAGTATCAGGTAAACGGTACGTGGTTGATGTACTCCAACTATAGTGACTGCGGATATGAGGAAATCAAACAGGAAGTATTGGATTCTGGAAAAGTAATCTACCATAGACGGATTACACAGATGGGACGGGAGTTTATTCTTGGTTTGTTTGAGAAGACGGCTTGATTGCGAAAGGAGAATTACCATGATTAAAAAGCTTTGCAATCTCTATATAAAGCACAAAACAAAGAATCTCACAAGGATTCCACTGTTTACAATGACTTTTAACTGGCGGAAATTCCAGAAAGAGGGAAGAGAAGGCAGTTGCATAATGTACACGATACATCCGGATATTGCAAAGGACCCAATCTTAAAAGAAAAACTCAGTGAATGTGTGGATCATATCCGCAATAACTACGACATGGAAATATTTACCAAGATTTGATGGGAGGAAACCATGAGAATTGAAGATATGAAGAACTGGACGGTAGACCAGATGAAGAAGGAAGTTGTCCGACTATCTGAAGAATGTGAGAAAAGACAGCATGAAATTTTGGATTTACAAGAACACCAGATTGAGCTGGAAAGAGATTTTGATGAGATGATGATGTATGGAGAGTCTGAATTAATTAACGATGCGCAACCAGATAAAAAGGAGACAGATTTTACTGCAAGTTTAAAAATGTATGAAGATCAGCACCAGTCCGATTGCATTACAATCAACCAGCTTCAGACCGCATTGGACGTAATGGTTGACCGATATGCGAATCTGAGAAAGATTCATGGGGTAAGCTAATATGGGCGTGAAAGATGAATTGAATCAGTTATTTATAGGTGAAAAAGAGATAGATACATCAGGAATACCGGAGCTTCCGGGAGATTTGATTAATTATTCGCTGCAATCTGTCGGAAAAGAGTTAGGGTTTAGAACGGAATTTGTTTTGTCAAAAGAATTACTTTACTCGTTGCTTTTCACAAATCGAATTAAACAAAATAATCTCCGCAAAATGCACGGATTCCCCAAAAAGCGCAAGATTGCAGGACGAAAAGGAGTGAGAAAATCAGATGAGCATTAAATCAGCATTTGAATCTGAGGGAATAGACTTCTCTCAGGTAATGAACCCACCAGAACCGTGGGACGGACGGGCATTAATTAAAAATGTCAATGGGAAAGACTACGCTTGTTGTCCTTTCTGTCAAAAAAAGAGCTTACGCATAGAAAGTAACACTATAATTAAGCACTTAAGAATTAAATGCAAAGGATCAAATTGTAAAAAGGTTTATGAGGTAAACACTTGAGTAGGAGCTTGAATGAGAAAAATAAACATGTCAGGACTTAGGTTCGGAAGATTAACAGTGCTATGGACGGCAGATTAAATGGAGAAGTTTCATGGAAATGCAAATGCGATTGCGGAAATATTAAAATCGTTAGAGGAAGTCATTTAAGGAAAGGCTCAATTATGAGTTGCGGATGCCTTTTGTCAGATACTTTGAAAGAAAGAAACACAATCCACAATATGACCAATACTAAAATATATAAAATATGGATGCATTTAAAGGGCATATGTTACATGAGATCAGGAGAATGAAAAAGCTGATAAGTACAGGGCGGTGGATAGTTTTGGTATCAATTATTTATACTCTTTGGTCATTTGTCAGATAGGAGGTTGGACATGACAAAACAAGAAGCCGTAGTAATTGAAACCTATACAGGAATTTGTATGCTTACAGGAGATAGCCGAAGACTTGCATATGAATATGCAGAAAAGCTTTTAGGTCACCCAATATATACACATGAATTTTCGAAGTATGCCGATGAGTTGAAAAAACTTAGCAAGCCAGATTTTATTGAAATTTGCAGAAAGTTAGGTGATTGAATGAATCTCCCAGAATTTGAAAAATGTAAATGTTGTAAAATACGTAAACTTAATAACGAAGATATTCGTTTATGCTGTGAACCGCCATTTTGGGAATACTTCCATACTACGTGTGAAGAAAGAAGAACAGAACACCCAGAACAATGCAAAGAAATATTCGAAAAAATCGAAGGCAACAAAGTATATACAGTAGAATACACTAACGTTCCAATAACAATTATGAGACCATACGAATCAGCAACATCTTCGTTTCTTGTTATGGTAGAACAAGAAACAGAATATGCCAGCTTTGTAGCTGATGTAATTGGTAGATTAGACTATGACGAAACACTTATGGTGAAAGTAGGAGAAAGCGAGATTCCATTTAAGGTAATTCGCATTGGAATCTCCGATAATACTTTTCCAATACGCTTTGAACTTATGGCGAAACAGGTTGGAACATTTTCAACTGGAAGATGGGAAAAGATATTGAGAGGTATTTTGAATGAAAATAAGTCTTAAACGGATTAAATGTATTCTGACAGGCGGATGTAGATTCCGGGATGCAGCTATTTCAGAGTGTGACGACAAAGAAAAGACCTGTACCATTACGGAAACTTGCTGCAAGTGTGGGAAAAAGTACACTGCCATATTTACTTATAAACAGTTAGGAATTCCGGATTGAGGTGAATGTATGAATCCAGTATTTATATTTCTAGTGATATGTATAGCAGTGGTAGTATGGTTTCTGCTTTACAAATTATTTCAGCCACTAGGTAAATTATTGAATCACATTGGCAGAAATGCTATTGATGAGTTAAATAAAGAAGTTCCAAAGATTCAGGGAAGCAACACTTCTACTATCGTAGATACAAGAGATATGACAGCTGATGAGAATGCTGAATAATAAATAAACCAGTCAGAGAGCCACATGAGAGCCAGACTAAATCCTAAGAAGAAAGGAGGTCTGGCTCTATTTTTATGCAAAAATTTACAGAAGGCTCATTTGAATGGTATCGGGCAGTCTTAAATCAAATCATCAGCGGAGATATGTCTGTTTACCAGAATCAGAAAGACTGCCTTGATCTGTTGTTAAACATGAACATTGATTTACCGTTTACGGAGAATTTAGAAGCACAGCAAATGGCAATAAAAGTAAGTAAGTATGCTCATAACGTAGCCGCAAGACAAGCTGCACTGACGGGAAGCGGTAATTTTGATAATATCTACTGGCAGTATTTGCTGTTAGAAGCCCCATGGCTATTCGAGAGTTATCTGTACTACATGGAAAAGAACAGACAACCACGAAGAAAATTCTATGAGCCGAGAAAAAAGACATTAAATGTTCTCGTACAGGATTTGCAGGACTTAGAGGACAGAAAGATTGAGTTTCTTGGCGTGTCTATGCCACCCCGAACCGCAAAATCAACCACCTGTATATTTTTCCTGTCCTGGATAATGGGTAAACGCCCGAACAGCCATAACGCTATGAGCGGTCACAGTGGAATCCTTGCTGACGGATTTTATGGTGAGATACAGAATCTTATTTCAACGCCAGAATATACTTTCAATGAAATCTTTCCGTCTGCAACCCTTGAAAAGAAATCGGCAGAAAAGAAAGAAATCAACCTTGGCGCACCGGACCGATTTTCGACGCTGACCTGTCGTGGTATTGACGGAACATGGACAGGTTCCGTAGATATATCTTCAGACGGTTACTTATATGTCGATGACCTTGTTCGTGACAGAACTGAATCATTAAGCCCGACACGTCTGGAAAACCGGTATCAGGATTATCTGAACGTTCTGGTTGACCGTAAAAATGACGGTGCACGAGAGTTAATGGTCGGAACACGATGGAATGTCATGGATCCTCTTGGAAGAGTGGAGACTGAAAAGAAAAATAATCCACGGTACCGCTTTAGGAAGATTCCAGCATTGAATGAAAATGGTGAATCCAACTTCGATTATGACTACGGCGTAGGATTTTCTACAAAATACTATGTGGATATGAAGTCAAGGCTGGATGCTAACGAATGGCAAGCCAAATACCAGCAAAATCCATTTATCCGTGAAGGAATCCTTTTTCCGGAAGATGGACTTCGGTACTACAATGGAATACTTCCAGAAGGTGACAGCCGTGTTGTTACTGCCTGTGATGTTGCATGGGGCGGTGGAGATAGTCTTTCAATGCCGATTGGACGGGAATACGAAAACGGAGATGTCTATATTTTTGACTGGGTATTCAATAAAGGGACAAAAGAAGTCACTCTTCCGCTTGTCGTTGGAAAAATCATTGGAAACGAGATACGACAGATTAACTTCGAGGCAAACAACGGTGGTGATATGTACAAGATGTACGTGGATGAAAAACTTAAAGAACAGAAGTATAAATGCAGCTGTACATCCAGCCGTGCACCGGGGAACATGGAGAAAATGTCTAAGATCATCGCATATTCAGATGATATAAAAAGAAACTTTATATTTTTGGACGAAGAACATCGGAGCAAAGAGTATCAAGCAGCTATGGACGAACTTACTTTCTTCGTTCAGCTCGGAAAGAATGTGCATGATGATGCACCGGACGGTCTTACTCAGCTTCAGATGTTTATAGAAAAAGGAAATGTAGGTACAGTGACAGCTATGCGCAATCCATTATGGGGAGGGAGAATGAGATGAACACACGACAATATCTTGAGCAAGTGCAAGATTCTGATAGAAAAATACAGAACAAAATACAGGAAGAATACCGCTTAAGGCTTTTGGCAACCAGTATATCTTCTTTTTCAAATGGAGATAAAGTGCAGACTTCCGGTGGAAAAGACCGTGTTGGTGATGCTGTAACCAGAATTGTTGAATTGCAGCAGGAAATAGCATCTGATGTCAAGGAACTGGCAGAATTGCAAATGAAAGTTTCCGGAGATATCAATGATATGGAAAACTCCATGTACTCATCCTTACTCCATAAGAGATACATAGAATTTAAAAATCTGGTCACGGTTGCAGACGAGATGGGATATTCCGTACAGCATATCCGTTCCTGCCATGGAAAAGCTATTGAAGCTCTACGAAAACAAAAGCATTTTGAAAGTTAATATGTTTTAATATGGAATCATATGTTCTATGTATAATATAATGTAACCTGTAAAACGAGCATCGGAGAATAATCCGGTGCTTTTTTAATGCCCGAAAATGGGAGGTGTAGGCAGTGGGCAGAAATAAAATGAATTTCATTGACTTATGCCGGGGCGAATTTGGTCGCAAAATTGCCTATACCGGTGTAAGCCAGATCACAACAGCAAACGTCAGAAAAGTTGTTTCTGATACAATCGGCACTCATAACCGGAATAGGGTACTGATTGACTATTTGTACCGGTACTACAAAGGAGATCAGCCGATTCTTTATAGAGAAAAAGTGGTGCGACCGGAAATCAACAACCGTGTATGCGAGAACCATGCACTGGAAGTTGTCCGCTTCAAAGCATCACAGACATATGGCGAACCTATCCAGTATGTATGCAAGAAGAAAAAAGCTACAGAAGAAGCAAATGAGCAGGTAGATCTGTTCAATGACTATCTGGACGAAGCAAATGCAGAAGCCAGAAATATTGAACTAGGGACTTATCAAAGCGCTGTAGGAACCGCATACAAAGCAATTTTGAAAGAAGATGACTGGGCAAAGGACAGTGAGTTACCGCCGTTTCGAATTTTTATACCGTATCCGGGGGATTGTTACATTGTTTATTCCCGGAAGACCGGAAAAGCGATGCTCTCGGTTCAGATTCTTAAAGATGAGAATGAACAGCAGTATTATTTATGTTTTTCGGCAAAACAATATTTTGAGATTCAGAATGGACAGATTACAAAAACCGGCATCAATGGTTTTGGTGGCATTCCGGTAGTTGAGTACCCGAATAATCACGACCGCCTTTCTGATATCGAGATTGCGATAACCATGTTTGACACCATGAATAACATGCAGTCAAACAGAATGGATGGCGTAGAGCAGTTCGTGCAAGCCCTTATGAAATTTAAGAACTGCGAGATTGATGAAAGCGAATTCCTGAAAATGATTAAGCTCGGCGCTATCTCTGTAAAAGATACTGGAAATGGTTGCCAGTCAGATGTTGACCTGATGACCGCTGAATTGAATCAGACGGAAAGCCAAGTTGCAAAGGACGATATCTACAGCAACATGCTTATTGTTGAGGGAATGCCGGATAGGCAGCAACAATCGTCTGGCGATACCGGTCAAGCTGTATATCTCAGAAACGGATGGGATTTTGCAGAGCGCAGAGCAAAACTGGATGAACCATTTATCCGGGAGGCTGAGAAAGCAAGTGCCAGAATCATTCTGAATATCATCCGACAGACCACAAAGGATATTTCAATCTCAACAAGAGATTTTGATGTAAAGATAACCAGAAACCCGACAGATAACATGCTTGTCAAAGCACAGGCTCTTGACTATCTGTTTAAAAATAAAATTCATCCGCTGATTGCATTGATTACTTGCGGACTTTTCAGTGATCCACAAAAGGTATACGAGATGAGTTTGCCTTACCTGGGAACTGTATATCCCGAACTGGCAGACCCGGACGCAGAAATGCAAAAAGCACAACAATTGATTGATAAAAGCAGTCAGAATCCGACTGGAATTGATTCAACGGTAAATTCTTCAGCTATCAATCAAAACTCGTAAATTCAATTATTAAAGGAATCAAGGAGTAACATCCAAGGTTCCTTTTTTAATACACAAAAATAATGCAACAGCCCGTGAGCGTAAATCGGGTGCAGATCATGTGCGGAGCGAACCGTGTGAAAAAGTGTGATGGTCTGAAAGAAAGGAGATTTCTATGACAAGAGAACAGGCAAAACAGGTACTTATTGGCTTTGGAATCGAGGAACCGTCTGAAGAACAGGTGACTAAATATCTTGATTCTGTTGAAACAGAGACAAAAAAAGTGAAGGAAAAAAACACTTCTCTGAAAGAAAAAGCTGATAAAGCAGATGACCTTCAAAAGGAACTGGACGATTTGAAAGCCCAGAATATGACGGATGCTGAAAGGCAGGAAGCGGAGCGACAGAAGGAAAAAGCAGAAAACGAAAAGAGGATTTCTGATTTGGAAAAAGCACTTGCTGAATCTAACAGGAAAGCACTTTCCAGTGAGATTACATCTGCTTTCGCTAATGCGGGCCTTTCCACAGAAACATACGCAAGCGCTATCAAAGCATTTTCATCTATGCCAGCAGATAAGTCTGAAGACGTAATGAAAGAAGTCAAAACTTTTGTTGATGGAATTTCCGAGGCAAATAAAGCGGCTCTGGATAACGCAAAATCCGAATGGGAGAAATCAGTTCTTGATAATACTCCGAATCCGGGCGGCGGAAATCCAGATAAGGGACAGAAAAAAGATGACAACGATAGTCCAGCAGCTAAGTACGCAAAAGCTTACTCAGCACGCATGAACCCTAAAACTGAACCGGCAGACGACAACGCACCGGTTAATTTTTGATTAAGTAAAGGAGATTTAGATTATGGCTTTTATGAAAACAAAGCAGTATGAGTCCACTCCAAATATTCTCGAATCTGAGGTTGGACTGGTACTGAAGACTTACATCGCAGACGCAACAAATGCAACAGCAGTAAATGACAAGAAAATCATCAAAGCAGGTTCCGTGTATCCGACAAATGCGACTGGTGCAAAAGGAATCGTATTTGAAGATGTTGATATGACAGACGATGCTAAAAGACCAATTTCCGTGATCGTAGCAGGACGTGTCCTTGAGAAGAGACTTCCAGTTACAGTCGACGAAACTGCAAAAACAGGGCTTACCGCACAGGGAATTGTTTTTGTAACCACTACAGACCCAGTATTTTAAGGAGGTATAACTACTATGCCATACAATGTATTAGAAGCTATCACAGCAGAAGAAAGATTAAATTTCGCTCAGAACTTTTCTGTGGCGAGACCTGGTATCCTTGATACCATTTTCCCGGATGTAAAAACACCGTATTGGAAAGCCGAGTATTACAGACTTATGGCTGGACAACGACTGCCGGAGGTAGCATTTGTTCACGCTCTTGATACCGAAGCAGAAATCGGCTCCAGACCGGGATTCGAGAAAGTTCTGACTGAAAAACTCTTTATCAAGAGGAAAATCAATCAGTCTGAGCGTCTCCAGGAAGCTATCGAAAATGGTGTTCCGGATAACGAAACTCTTACAAACTTCGTTTTTGACGATGCGACAAACCTGTTTGAAGGTGTTGTTGGAAGGGCAAACATCATGAAAGGTCAGTTCCTTTCAACCGGTATGGTAAAAATTGATGAAAATAACGTGAAAATGAATATCGATTATGGCGTACCAAGTTCTGCAAAGGTTGATCTTACCGATTGGTCTAAAGCAGATGCAGATATCATGGGCGATATTCAGAAGATGGTAACTGTAGCCGAGGATTCCGGATACGTAGTAACAAATGCAGTTACATCTCTGAAGATGATCAACTACATGAGAAACAACACAGCTATGCAGACAGCTGTTCTGGGAGCTGCGAATAAACGTCTCCTTACCAGACAGGAGCTTGCAAATCTGCTCATGCAGGAGTACGGAATCACCGTTGGTCGCTGTGATGAGAAATTCCGTTACAGAAAAGCAGACGGAACTCTGATGACTGGAAGATACTTCAAAGAGGATGTGTTCACTCTCTACGAAGCTGATGCAAGCGGTTCTTTCGGTACTGGACTTTGGGGGCCAACACCGGAAGAGAATGAATACAGACAGTTCATCCAAGAAGAGAATCACTCTTTTGTTACTCTTTCCATGTGGGCTACACAGGATCCAGTTGCCGTATGGACAAAAGCATCCGGTATGTTTATTCCGGTAGCACCGAAAGCCAACGGCGGTATCGTTATCGGTACAAAGGGGGAATAAGCGGGCATAGCCTTGATGAAAACAGCCAGTCACCGTCTGTAGCTAGTGGTTCACACAAGTATACAGAAAGCGAGCTGTCCAGTATGACTGTGGCTCAACTGAGACAGCTTGCAAGTGACAATGGTTATGCCCTGACTTCCACAAACAAGGCTGGTATTATATCAGAAATTATAGCGCAGCAAGGGTAGGTGAAATGGCATGGACGAACAGCTTACAAGCGATCTGACAACATATCTGGAAGGTGATGAACTGACCGCAAGGATGATTCCCTTAGCAGTCAAAAGAGCTATTCGGTCATTCCAGAAAAAACGCAATTATCCTGAGAGTTATACGAAAGAAAGCATCAATAAAGATATGGACGAATGCTATGATTGTATTTTCGATTTGGCTCTTTATTTTCTTGTGAAACAGGGAGTTGAATTTGAAACATCTCATTCGGAAAATTCTGTAAATGCAGGATGGAACTCTGAGACAGAGATATTTGTTAATCACGGCGTTTTTCCCTTTGCCAGAGGAATCTGACAGAAAAAGTAGGTTGAGAACGTGACGCATTTCCTCCCAGGCGTTGCTGGGGTACTTCATTATGAGGTGGGAAGAAGTACAAAAAATGTAATGGGAGTGAAGGAGAGTAGCGATGGAATGTGAACAGAATTGCTTTAACGAACACCGCTTAGAAGAATTGGAAAAAGTTGTTCACGAAATAAAAGAGAAGCAGTCTAAACGTGACGGTATTTTTTTTGAACGTATCAATGCGCTTGAAACCAAAATTGTTCTTTACAACAATGATCTCGGGCACATAAAAGATACGGTGGATGAAATGAATGATAATTTAAAATCCCTCATGGAAGCCCCGGGAAAACGCTACGACACGATTGTTGTTTGCGTTATCACGGCCGTGATCGGGGCTATTGTAGGGTTTGCATTAAGCGGTATCTTTCCGGCATAATAAGCAATTCCACTTGTAAGGGAGGCGGTGGGATTATGAATTATACAGACTTTTCAGAAGATGAAAGAAAGTTTTATCTAAGCGAATCCGGGTTTGATTCCCGAGAAAAAGAATTTTTCCGGTTGAGAGTTTATGAGGAAAAAACATTGTTTGAAACAGCAGAGATTATGGGGTATAGTCCAAGAACCATTGACCGCATAAACCGAAAAGTAAAAAAGAAGATTGTTAAAGTTGCCCCGATGTATTATCGGGGCTTTTCTTTGTATCATGGCGAAAATATGGCGAAATAGTGTCGTTCAAATACTTAGGTTTCTCTCATATAATGTAAGCATAGAGAAAAGCTTACAGAGATGGGAGGAACACACTATGGCATTTTATCCATATTATCCGCAACCATTGAATCCATACCCGCAAACACCGGTACAACCGTATCAAGATAGATTGGCACAGTTGCAGAACAACTACCAACAGACAATGCCTTATGGACAGGCACAAATGCAACAGCCGATGCAGCAGATGCCACAGGTTGCTATGCTTTCGGGGCAAATGGTTGATGGCATTGATACTGTAAAAGCAAAAGATGTGGATATGACTGGAAATCCTGTCTATTATCCAAAAACAGATGGTACAGAAATATACAAAAAGCAACTACAGGCAGATGGAAAAAGCAGGATTTTTGTTTACCGACTTTTAAATCCAGACGAACAACAGCAACCAAAAGCAGAAGAAAAACCGATTGATATAGAAGCTATGTTTAATCAACTTCGGAACGATGTTTGTTCTGAGATTTCTGAAATAAAGAACATGTTCCCGACACAAATGTCGGTAACACCGGAAGCCAAGCAGCAGAACGGAGGTAAGCAGAGATGAATTTCAATCCAAATACCATGATGAAAAAACAAGTTGAAAGAATGATTTCTCAGAGGTTCGGAAGTGTTGATAACATGATGAACGATATGAGTAAATTTGCAGGGAATAATCCAACATTGAAAAATGCTTTGGATTTATACAAAAAAGGTGATACAGACCAGTTACATCAAATACAGCAAAATGTATTTAACGAAAAGCACTTATCACCAGATGGAATTATTCAAAAATTCCTTGGATTATAACACTTCCCCATGATTGGGTGATTTAAAATCGCTACAATTTGGGATGACAGCCGCGGATGTCTCCTATTGTAAATAATTTATAAGGAGACTAAAAACATGATGAATGGTTATCGTCAATGTAGATGTGTCATCACTGTATGTACCCGAAAAAGTCCTGCCTGCCACAAAGTCTGCAATTTTAATAAAATTTACTGCCCGTTTTGCCGATGCAACATCAATAAAGACAATGTACATAAATCCATTATTTTGTGAAGTTGCTCCGTACATGATAAACGATGTATAGGTGTTCTTATTAAGCTTAATATTTATAGAAAACGTTGAAAGATTTTGAGTTTTAATGAAGACCTTACTATTTAATTCATTTATATTAAATTAAAAAAGTCCCCAGAACTAAGGAACTGGGGACTGGAAGATTATGAAATCTGGGGATACGTCGTTCCCTGATTTCTGCATAAGAATAACACGAAAATTAATTTCTGTCAATGGAGGGTGTATATATGAGAGGTAGACTTCGCCAAAAACAGTCCATATGGATTTCGACAGTAACAGAAAAAAACAATGGAATGGATAAAACTCTTGTCTATTCAAACCCGCAAAAGAAGAATATTTCAGTATCAGCAACAGCCGGTACGCCAGAAGAACTGTCTGCCGGAATCATTCCCGACTATGACCGGTACATTACGGTTTTTGACCGAACATTTCAGCCAAAAGAAGGCAACGTCTTGTGGGTTGATGTCGTGCCAGAAATCAGGGAAGACGGAACATTAATCCTTGATGGAGATAACAGCCCGACTGTTCTTCCAGACTACAGGCTTAAGAGAATCCTTGATACTCAAAAAGGACAAGTTGCCCGATATGGAATAGCGAAAATCGGTGGCAACAATGAGTAGGAAAACAATCCGGTGCAGTTTGAACCATAATTCTTTGCAGTCTGCAATTCAGCAGTTGGAAGCATACCGGAAAGATATTCAAAGGAAGAACCAGATTTTTGTTGATAAACTGGCTCAAGAGGGAATACAGGTTATCCAGACCACAATGGAATCTGTTCCGACCGAAGAAAAAGGTTCTTACTACACGGAAGTTATTAATAACGGACATGGCGATATTGTTGGTGCAGCAGTCCGGCTTTCTGGGGACAAGGTTCTTTTTATCGAATTTAGCGCCGGTATTTCTTATGGAACGGACAGCTATCCATTACCGTCTGGCGCTGATTATGGCGTTGGTACTTACCCAGACCAAAAACACGCCTACGACCCAAACGGATGGTGGTATGTGGATGAAAGTGGACAAAAGCATCATTCTTATGGTAACAGGGCTTACATGCCGATGTACCATGCGGAAGAAGCCATCATTATTCAGATACGACATATTGCAAAGGAAGTGTTTGGAAGTTAAACTTCCTATGCTAAAATATGGAATCATATGACACATATTTTGTACAATTAAGATGCGAAGCATCTACCGGAAAGGTAGGTGCTTTTTTCATACCAAAAAAATAAATCATAAAAGGAGAAGTGAATTTATGCTGGTAGAAATCATTGGTAAAAGATACGAAGAAAAAATCGTAACCACAAGTCGAAAAATAGCAGAGGGTTTCGAGAAAAGACATTCCGATGTACTGAGAGATATCGAAAATCTGGGATGTTCGGAAGAATTTAGACAACGAAATTATGCGTTGTCCTCTTATACTTCGGAACAAAACAAAAGACTTAAAGAGTACATCGTTACAGAAGATGGCTTTACAATTCTTTGCATGGGCTATGGCGGCGAAAGGGCTATGGAGTTTAAAGAACGCTACATCGCAGAGTTTAATGCAATGCGTGATGAATTGAAAAAGATTCACGTAGAGCGTCAGCAATGGCAAATTGAACGTGATAAAGGCGTAGTTATCAGACATATTCTTACAGATACAATTAAAATGAAGATATCTGACAGCCCGAATAAGAAATTTGCATATCCAAATTACACAAATTTGATATACAAAAATATATTCGGAAAGACAGCAAAGGAAATAGAAATCGAACTTGGCGTTAAACCCAAAGAAGCTGTTAGGGATTATTTTACAGGTGAAGACTTAGCAAAAGTGCAAAGCATGGAGATGCTTGTAAGTAGCCTTATTAACTGTGGCTGGGGATATCAGCAGATTAAAGAGTTTATTCAAACACAAACTCAAAACATGCTAGAACAGGCAGGGTGATTAAATGCCGAAAATATTAAAAAACCCAATATCCGAGATATACAAGCGCTGGAATAAATCTGTCGAACCTGTAGTTGGTAAAGGAAATTTTTCCATGGACAGAAGCCAAACTCTTGCATCTGGAAAGAAAACCTATGCAAGACTTTACATGTTAGGAAATGTTCTGACAGAAGGAGACCTTGAAGGCGATGAATGCGCCTCGGTTCCAACTATCCAGATTGAGTGCTTTGCCGCAGGCACGAATCCAATTGCAAAAGTATATCAGATTGACGAAAAAAGCCACCAGTCCATGATTAGCATGGGATTTCGTAGAACTTACGGTCCTGAACTCATGGGTAACGTTGATGATAGCATCAAGCGGCTTGTTAGCCGATACACAAGAATTTACACTGGGCAGTTGCTCGGTGAATGAAAGGGGTGAGACAGAATGGATCAGATCATGAACTATGTGAAACCAGAACTCCTGGTTGTAGCTGTAGTCCTGTATTTTGTAGGAGTATTCCTCAAACAGGCTGAAACCGTAGCTGACAAATACATTCCTGGAATCCTTGGACTTCTGGGCGTAGTTGTCTGCGGAATCTATGTTTTCGCTACATCTACAGTCACAGGCGGTCAGGAAATTGCAATGGCAGTTTTTACCGCAATCACACAAGGTATTCTTGTCGCAGGACTGAGTACTTATGTGAATCAGGTCATTAAACAAGTAAGCAAAGAAGAGTAGAAGGGCGGTGATCCTTTTATCTCCCGGGCACAGGGTTACGTGTCAGAGCCGTAATGGCTCTTTTTTATTGCAATAATTTATAGCCGAAAGGCGGAAAGGAGCCAATATGGCATCAGGAAATATCGCAGGAATCAGTACCGTTGGTGCTCTTACCGGTTATGCAGTAGAGACAGTAGCGGGAACAAAACCAGAAAAATTCAAACTGCTTCACAGAATAAATGCTTCTGATGAAATCGCTATCGACGTTGAGACTATTGATGCATCTGCTCTCGAAGACGAAATCGAGAGAACTATCGCAGGCCGTGGTTCAACCGGCGGTACATTCAATGTAACTGTAAACGTTACAGACGAAACAATCAAAGAGTGGGAAGATCTTATCAGTGCTTACAAAACAGCTCATGCAAGTGGTCTGTCTATGTGGTATGAGGAATATTACCCGGCGCTTCAGAAAGCATTTTTCACCAAAATTGAGCCGCCGACTATCATTCCTAAACCGGCAAGAGATCAGAATGGTCTTCTTACTGTTGACATGTCTCTGACTATCAATGAGTATGTCGGCCCGGATACAGCAGTTAAGCCAACTGAAGGCGAATAACAAATATATCTAACTGGGAGGAAAAGATATTATGTATAAACTTTTAAAGATTGGTAGCAAAGAGTACAAACTGGAATACAGCATTGAAGCATCTCTGTATGATGAATGCGTCAAGAGTGTAATGAACACGCTTCTGGCAACCAGTGGCGGTGTGGACAAAACGCCGGAAGAAATGATCTCCGGCATGGCAAATATTCCGAACACAGCATTAACCGTGTTTTATGCAGGGCTTCTTCAATATCATGGCGATAGTCCAGATGCAGACGGCTCTGTTCCGAATCTTGCAACTGCGAAGAAACTTGCAGCACAATTCATTCAGGAACATAAGGATGATGAGCAGGGTAACTTTTACGGTATCTTTGCCATGTGTCTTGACCAGATGGAGGAAGACGGTTTTTTCAAACTAACCGGTCTGGAGACGTTCATGGACGATCTGAACGTAGCAGCCAAACCGAAGAAAGCTCCGAAGAAGCCGACAGATCACCAGAAAAAAGCTACAGCGAAATAATCTGGACAGAGTTATATCCGGCGGCAGTTCGCATCGGAATGAGCCGGAAAGAATTTCTCAGAAGTACCATACGTGACCTTCAAGTAAGGATACGTGAGTACGAGAAAAGTAAACGTGATGAGATAGAAACTCAGGTAAAACTGATTGAATATCAGTCATGGCTTTCCGGCTTATATGTGAAATCTGCGGTAGCAAGTGCGCTTTCTGACAAAGCAAAATATCCAGATAAACCAATCACAGAAAAAACAAAGAAACCACAGATTGAAGAAAAAACAGATGTTCCGAAACGATCTGAAGCTGAATTGAAGCAGGAGGAACGTTACTACGAACTTCTGATAAAAAAGGCAAATGCGAATATAGCTGAAATAGGCAATAAAAAGGGCGGACAGGATGAATAAAAAGTCTTGTCTGCCCTTATTTTTTTTGATTAAAAGGAGGTGTTTTTTGTGGCTGATAATACCATTGATACCCTTGATATACAAATAAACAGTAGTACCAGGAACGCTACAAAAGCATTGGGAAATCTGGCTAAAAAGTTAAAAGATGTTGACACAGCACTGGGAAACGTCAATACCGGCGGACTTAGAAACTATGCTCGTGAAATCGGAAGAGTATCATCGGCTTTACAGACCTTAAACAAAACAAAAGTTAGTGTTCCGGACTTATCTGGATTAACCGGTCAGCTTCGAAGCTTGTCAAAGGTTGACTTTACGACACTTGGAGCGAGTACGAAATCTTTGCAGAATCTGGCTGCCGGATTAAGCTCTTTAAAAGGTGCTTCGAACATTTCAATTCCAAAGATTGATACAAAAAACGTCAAGTCAGCAGTAAACGCTATTCGAAAATTTCAAGAGATTGATGCTGTGAAAATGCAGCCAGCAATAACCGGTGTTGAAAAGATTGCCAGTACCATGAACGCTCTTAATGGAATGAACTTCAAAGATTCTAAAATCACGAATGTCATCAATTCCTTAAGTCGACTTGCAACAGCGGACATGAGTAGCTTTGATACTTCAAAGATGGGAGAAATCATCAAAAGCATCGACAGCTTAAATGATGTCAGGGACGTTTCTTCCAGTGTCAACCGGTTCACAGGTTCGTTAGCAAGACTTGCTAATGCCGGTGGAAAAGCAGATCAGTCAGCAGAAGGCTTAAAAAAACTCGGAAAGAGTTTGAGAAAAGTTATTAACGGTATGCTGTTTACAGCAAAGCCTTCGGAATCCATAAACATGTTTGTACAATCCATTTCACGGCTGGCAAATGCAGGTGACAAAACTGGTAAAACAGCATCACAATTAGAGTATTTAGCTACAGAAGTAAAGAAATTCTTTACCGTCATGCAGGATGCTCCGCGAATCAGTGAGAATACACTGAGAATGACAGAAGCCCTCGGGCAGTTAGCGGCGGCTGGTGGGAAAGTAGGGACTTCCACGAATACTGTGGTCAATTCCTTTAACAAGCTTTCCTCTATCGGTTCGGGACTTTCTTCGTTACTCGGTGGGGTAGCGACAAAAGCAAAGAGCGGATTGGGATTTCTGGCAGCCGGAATATCCAATCTGGTCAACAGGAGCAGTGGGCTGAAAACAGCATCTTCCAATGTAGGCTCTTTTATTAAGACCGTCCTTGGCTTCAAAGCTGCTTCAGCTGTAATGAACAAATTCAGCGAAGCTATGGGTGGAAAAGGAATCCTTGAGATCGGTTCCGATATCGCTGAGGTCGAGAACGTTGTAGATGTTGCCTTTGGAAGCATGGCAGATCAGGCATATAAATTTGCATCTACGGCGACAAAGCAGTTCGGACTGTCGGAACTGGCAGCAAAGAACTACTCCGGAACCATGATGGCAATGCTGAATGCTTCTGGTGTAGCGCAGGAATCCGCTGCGAAGATGTCAACAACTCTTGCAGGATTAGCCGGAGATTTGGCATCTTTTTACAACATTGATACTGATACCGCCTTCTACAAATTAAGGGCGGGCATTTCAGGTGAAATCGAGCCTTTAAAACAGCTCGGAATAAACCTTTCGGTCGCCAATTTACAGGAGTATGCGTTATCACAAGGCATTACAACAGCCTATAATTCCATGACACAGGCGCAGAAAGCAATGTTGCGTTATAACTACATCATGTCAGTTACAAGTGCGCAACAGGGGGACTTCGCCAGGACAGCCGGTAGACTATGTGCCGCCTGATGTAGCAATACATCAGTGAAAATCGGGTAAAGTCGGTAAATGCTAAGTTGACTTAACACGAACATTTTGATATAATATGCTCGAGGTGATTTAATGCGAACATATTATATTTACAGAGCTACAAATAAAATAACTCAAGAATCTTATATCGGACAGACAAATAATTTCCATAATCGAAAATGGCAACACGAAAGATGCTATGAAAAGGAAAAATGCAAATTTCACGATGCAATTGAAAAATACGGAACAGATAATTTTGAATGGGAAATTTTAGAAACTTGTGATACAAGAAAAAAAGCTTTAAAACTTGAAAGAAATTATATCACACTGTATAATACTTATCATAGTGGATACAACGAAAACAAAGGAGGAGTTGGCGGACATAACTCAATTCCTGTAGTTTGTCTTGCAAAAGATGGAACTTTTATTAAAAGATATGATAGTGCCACTGAAGCAGAGAAAGACGGCTTTTGCGCAAACAGTGTATTGGAATCTTGCAGGAGTGAAACGCGTACTGACCATGGACGCATTTTTATGTACGAGAAAGATTTTCAGCGTTATGGATCGCGAAAGTACACTACGCCAGAATCAACAAGCATGAGAAGTATTATTCAATGCGATAGCAACGGAAATTTCATACAAAAATTCAAAAGTGTCCAAGAAGCTTCAGAAATGACGGGTGCTAATCGCACGACTATTTCTGGAGTTTTGAGCAAAACATATAAATCCGCAAACGGCTTTATTTTTGTATATGAAGAAGATTTTCCGATAAAAGATTTGAGTGATTATCAAAAACGAAAAAAAGGTAGAAAAGTAGCTCAAGTAAATCCTGATACAGGAGAAATATTAAAAGTGTTTAATAGAATATCGGATGCAGGAAAAGAATTAGGTGTGTGCTACAAGGGCATACACAAGGTAATCGACAAACCTGATAGAACTGCATTTGGATATAAATGGATAAGTCAATAAGTTAATACCGAGATAAGGCTATAGAATAAAAGCTATAGCACATTGTAGAGCGTAGGGATTGAACCTAGGCTCTTTTTTATTAAAGAGTTTAGAATATAATATCCCCAAGAGTATCCGACATCCTTATGGGATGAAAATGTACGCCGAACTTATAGGAAACTATAAGAACTATAGGATAAAAAGCCTATAGGATAACATTAATTGACATATGCAAACCAAGTACGTCTCCTTACTATGAATCTTCAGTCCCTTGCATCTGTTATCGGGCAGGGCTTAATCGCAGCAGTTCTTCCGGGAATCCAGGCTCTTAATGCCTTAATGTCAAAACTTATGCAGGCTGCGGAAACATTCCGTAACTTCATGTATGTTCTGATGGGGAAAAAGATTAAAGGTTCCACAAGTGGGGTCGTAAATGATCTTGCTGGACTGGAAGATTCCGCAGCAGACCTTAGCGGATTACAGGACGCCGGAGATGCAGCAGCTTCCGGGATGGACGATGCTACTTCATCAGCAAAAGCTCTGAAGAAAGCTCTTTCTGTTCTTCCATTTGACGAACTGAATCAGCTGACAGATAATTCTAGTTCATCCGGTTCAACGCCTGGTACCGGAAAGGGTAAAACTGGAACCGGTGCAACACCTTCATTGGGTCTTGGCGGAATCACGGACCAGATAGATGATGCTCTGAGCAAAGAAGAAACCCCTATCAATAAATGGGCTGAAAAAATCCGCAAAGCTTTTCTTAACCATGACTGGGAAGGACTTGGAAAGACCATTGCAGATATGCTTAATATCGGAATCCGGAAGATTTATGATGTTATTAGTTGGAGTAATGTAGGACCGAAGATCTCTGCATTTTGTGATGCTTTTACTCGATCTTTTAACAGCCTTGTCGAAAACATTCACTGGGATAGATTAGGGCGTACTGTCGGTGCCGGTATCAACACTTTGGTCAATACCTTTGAGCTTCTGATTGGCCCGGGTGGCATTGACTTCGTAAACATTGGTAACAAACTGGCAACCGGACTTCGGGGAATGATTGATGAAGTTAACTGGCCGAACCTTGGCCAAGTCCTTGGCAGTGGTTTTATGATAAGCTGGAATATTCTGGACGGTTTTGTTCAGAAAATGTCTAAAGAGAATAATGCCGGTCTGACTGGTTGGGAACAGTTAGGAACTGCGGTTGCTGATGCCATGAATGGAGCTTTTGGGCGAATTTCGTTTTCAAAGATAGCCACTACGATTGCGACCGGATTAAACGGTGCATTTCAGACATTGGCTGCATGGACGCAAAAATTCAACTGGGACGGATTGGTAACTAATATTTCCAACGGAATCAATACTTTTATCAGAAAGTTCAAGTGGAAAGAGAACGGAACATCCTTAAACACTTTCATTACTAACTTACTGAATGCCCTGGTTGATATCGCAGAAAAAACAGACTGGGAATCCTTTGGAAGAGGCATCGGACTATTCCTTAGTCAGATAGACTGGGGAAGCCATTTAAAGGATTTAGCAACAGTATTACTGGATGCTTTGGGCGGGATTTTTTCTGGATTAGGAGAAACTACAGCCGGTAAGTTTGTAGTTGCGTTTGCCGGTGTAGGATTGGTGTCAAAGGCAGATACCCTGGTATCATCTATCTTAGTCGCTATGGGAAAACTGCCGACCGGAACAAGCGCTACGGCAACATTACTGAGGACAGCACTCAGCAAAATAGCAACCGCCTTTTCAACCAGTACATTAGGCACAACTGTTGGAGTTTACGCTCTGGAAGCTGTTGACAAATTGAAAGCAATCCCGAATACCATAACCACACAGATTGCCCCGAAAATTCTTGAAGTTATAACCACTAAGCTTTGGCCAGCTGCAACTGCCTTTGCTGGTTCAATTGGAACTTGGATTACAGGAACTTTTGCACCAGCTATGGCAACAGCGTTTTCTACATTGGGTAGCGTACTGTTCAGCCCGATAGGCTTAGCTGTTATCGGAGCTGTTGTCGGTGGATTTCTGCTGTGGCAAAATTGGGATACCGTTACGGAATTTGCCGGTAAAGCTAAGGAAGCAATAGAAAATGCGTTCAGCACTGCCGGAACTTGGCTTTACACACATGGTTCAAATCTTATCAATGGACTTTACAACGGTGCTAAAAACGTGATTTCCACTGTTGGAACATGGCTTAAAACAAACATCTCGGACCCTATTATTAACGGTGTTAAAAACCTTTTCGGTATTCATTCTCCGTCTACGGTTTTTGCTGAGATTGGCGGATATTTGATATCTGGACTGAATCAGGGAATCTCTGACAGGATTGGAAGCGTGATTGATACGTTCACAAACATTAAGAACACCGTAACCGGCGTATGGGACGCTATTAGTTCAAATACCAAAACAGCATGGGATTCAATCGGCTCAAAAATTAAAGGGGCTTGGGATACGATTACCGGTCAGACTGAAACCAATTCTGCATCCGCAGCTACAAGTGCCGAAAAATCCTTCAGCCGTGTAAGCACATCTGCGACAAAGAACTGGGGAAATTCTTCCCGTGAAGTAACCAAAAATGTTCGTCAGATGAAGGTTGATGCAAGTACAGAGCTTGGCAGAATGGATGAAACCGTCCGCAGCCACTTTGGAAGCCAGTACAGAATCGCTCTCAAGAAATGGGAAAATCTGGGAAGGGATATATCTTCTTACATCCGAGGAACCATGGACACGAGCATAGGCGGTGCGATTGGCGGCATAGTTAATACAATCAGCCGAAATTTCAGCGATATGTATAGTATCGGGCAAACGGCTATGCAGAATCTCCGAAACGGCATGGAGTCAATCAACATCAGAACTCCACATATTTCCATGGATTACACTGATTGGCAAGAGGGACAGACCCACAAGTGGCGGTACAATTCGAGAGTTGACTGGTATGCCAAAGGTGGTCTTTTCAATGCAGCATCCGTGATCGGTGTCGGTGAAGCCGGAAAGGAAGCAGTCCTTCCACTGACCAACAAACAGGCCATGAAGAGCATTGCTGACAGCATTACCGGAAACATGCCAGACGGAAGTATTGGACTGGGCAAGGAGGAAATGGCACAGGCGGTAACACAGGGCGTTGCCATGGCAATGATGAACATGAACACCGGCGGAAACTCATCTCCGCAGTACATTTCCAACACGATCAATCTGGATGGACGTGCTATTGCGAAAGCTGTCACAAAAGCCCAGAACGACAACAACCGACGCAAGAATCCCAGCCCAGCATGGTAAAAACCATTGCGTTTTCTGCCGGGTTGCGGTATAATAAATGAGTAACGAGTAGCACCTATATCTTGTTATATTGTACGAAAAACAAAATATTGAGCAGACTTTTAAGATGATATTTACTTGGGTTGAAACAGTGACCCGTTTCCCGTGATACCGTCTTGGAGTCTGCTCTTTTTTTGTTTCCAAAAACCCTGCCTGCAAGAGCAGTTGCGAACGAAAGGAGTTATATGGAGATAGTAAGTATTAAAAACAATCAAGCATTTACTGACAGCAAAATTATTGCATTCGGCACAAACAACCGGCATCATTCAATAACTGCGGTAATTCAAAAGTATTTAGACGATTTTGAGGATTTCGGGAAGGTTCGATTTAAAATGGAACCTTTGGCAAGCGGTCAGAAGGAAAAAATTTACATCCTAAATCAGCAGCAGGCTACATTGCTTATGACTTATTTGAGAAACAGTGAAATTACCCGTAGGTTTAAAAAGGAGCTCGTTCGCCAGTTTTACTTAATGCAACAATTTATTTTCGAACGTCAAAGCAAGTATTGGGTTGAAACACGAGAGCAGGGAAAACTTACTAGAAAAGCTGAAACGGATGTTCTGAAGCAATTAGTTGAATACGCGAAAGAACAGGGTTCTCAGCATTCTGATAAAATGTATATCACATACACCAAATTAGCAAATAAAATTTGCGGTATATCTGGAAGAGATAACGCTACAGCTCAACAGTTGAGCAACCTTACTGTAGCTGAAAACATCATTCTTCATTGCATCCAAGCAGGAATCTTGGAGAATAAATATTACAAAGAAATCTATAGAGACTGCAAAAAGCGACTGGAGATATTCAAAGATATTGCTTATTTGGAAGTCGCATAAAACTGGTAAAACCAACAGGCTTACCCGACGGGGGACAAGCGTAATTCCATGATACGCCTGCCTGTTGTTTTTATAAATCATGGATCTGTGACGAAACGGCAGTCACGTATTAACGACATGGAGGTTATCTATATGAAAGGTCGAAAATTAGCTTCCCCAAAACAAATAAAATTTGCCAGAGTAATTGCCGAAGCTCTTGATATTAATATGAGCTTTAATGAAGGCGATAGTTATTATGATGTTAATGAGTTTATCACAGAGCACGAAGACGAATACAAAAAATGCAATTGGAAAAAAGCAAGTATTCGCCAAATTGATTACGCTAATGCAATCTCACGTGCTTGTTATGGATACAAAAAGTTTGATGAAAATAGTTGCTATGGTGATGTTTCCGATTTTATATCAGGTAACAAAGATGCGTATGCACGTATATTGTGGAGAGAATCCATTATAGAAAAAAATAGCGAAGATACTGTTGAATGTAGTAAAGATTTTCCAACGGAATCAATGCTGTTTTTGTGTGATAATTTATATAAAGTTCATGGCGTATACGCTTTTATTGGCGAAGATAATACCATTTTGTACATTGGAAAATCAATTGATTTATCGCAAAGAATTACATCGTCTTATAGAGAACGAAAAAATTCGGCAAAAATTACCCGAGTAATGTTTTATGCGGTAAATAATATTGCAGATACAAATATTTTAGGAAGATTACTCATAGCCGAAAATAATCCGGTTCTCAATGAAGACTGCAAAACAGAAGACTCCCCTGAACTGTTTCATAGTGGAATAGACATACTCCGGGATTTCAGCGAAATTCCACTTAACAATTCGGAAAAGGAGGTCATGTGATTATGGCAGTATTTAGAGTGCACAAAACAAAGAATTATACATTGATGAGTAATCATCATTTAAGAGACAAGAATTTAAGCCTTAAAGCAAAGGGACTTTTGTCAGTGATGTTTTCTTTGCCGGATTCTTGGAATTATTCTATTCCGGGATTATGCGCGATCTTGAAAGAAAACGAAACAGCAGTAAAGTCAACTATAAAAGAATTAAAAGCGACAGGATATCTTGTTGTGGATAAGAAAAAACCTTGTAAAGAAGAGGGACGATCTAAGTTTGAATACATTTATAATATTTACGAAACACCGCAGGAAGTGCCAAACAATGACATTATTCAAGTGCCGCCTCAGCAAGGTATAGAAAACCTACCCCTAGAAACTCCAGGGGTAGAACATCACCCCCATAATAAAAGAACTGATATATTAACTACTGATAAATCAATTACTGATACAGATAAAGACTTTATTTTATCAAATAAAGAGAAAAAGACTTTACCAAAGAATGGTAAAGGTTCAAAGACTTCTGCTCCTAATAATATTAATATACTAGATATAAATAATATACCCTCACGGACAACTGAGCAGAAGGAAGTGTGCCGCAAGCAAAAACAGAAAAATCGTTCTGAGAAGTACCGGGACGAAGATGTACCACAGATTCTGTACAATGAGTTTAATTCACTGTATGGTGAACAGGAGAATATTCTGGAAGATCATGACATCTGTCTGACCATGGCAGTTATCGCTTATTACTTCAAGCAGTACCGGGAACACATGGGCGAACAGCATATGATGATTTCCACCAAATACGCAAATCAGTTCATGGGAGTTATCATTGGCGATGATTCACCGCTTCTGAAAGCGGACGTGGAAGAAAAATATGAACTCCGGTTCTATCAGGACATGATAGATGAGTTCTTCAAGTCAGACCTTGGCCAACGAAACGGAAAAAGCTTTGACCGTCATATCTGGCTGTTCTTCACTGAGGAGAATCAGAGAATTTTGTGTGAACGGGTAAAGCAGAAATGGGATAACCAAGAATACATTGACTGAACCAATCCGAAAACCGTTTGAAATACCGTAGGTGATAATTTCCTCATACAAACGATTCAAATTGATTCTAGCCAAAAACGTTACAGTAATTGATTATAAACTCAACATACAGGAAAAATACATGGACTTTAAAACAAAATACTTTGCTATCTGGCAGGAAGTGTGGGGACTGCACAAGAAATACTGGCGGATCCCGTTGAACGATTCTGGGCTGTGGGAACAATTCGCAGCTGAAGCAGAAGCCCTCAGAAGCAGATATGCGGGAGCGCCGGAAGAACATTTCGTTGGAAAACTGATTCTTGCTGTGACAAACGAAGTAGAAAACGCTTCAAAAACACTTGAATGATAATTTCCTCACGTGACACATAAAAATGGATCCTAGGCGAAAATGCTCAATCAATTATTGTGATTCTCATTGTAGTTTCTCTTTATCAGATGTATAATTGAGCTATCAATCAAAGGGAGGAAGAAGTAAATGAAAAAGTGGAAAAAGTTTACAGTGATTTTGCTAGCAATGATTACGGCACTTACTATGGCGGTTCCGGTATCGGCGGCAATGTTCCCGATAGACATAGGAACCACCGATGATGGCGATTACATCATAGGGAGAAATTTGACGGTAGTAAGTGGCTTTGAAGTAGACAGAAATATGTATATTAGTCCAGGCGGCTCGTACACATTTTACGGAGAACTGACAGTCCACGGCAACCTTTACGTTTTGGGCGATTTTTATAATCACGGAACAATTAATGTTGATGGCAATATCTTCTGCCTAAATTATTATCAAGGGAACTGCTTACTAGAACGTGCAACACAAGATGATGGAAACGGTAATACTCAGTATTTCGACAATGGAAACTTCTACAATTACGGGGATATATCATCGCCTCCGTATGTGGATGCAAATTATGCATTCATAGAGGTTCCTACAGTTTGGTACTGCACGCATTCTTCTGTTTCAAAAGCGACATGTACTAAACCAAAAAAATGCAAGGATTGCGGAAAAGTTTTAAGCGGTGCACTTGGACATAATTGGAGATCAGCTACTTGCACATCGGCAAAAAAATGTAGCCGTTGCGGTAAAACTGCTGGGAAAGCATTGGGACATAAATGGTCCAGATGGAAAAAAGCTAATAAAGCAACTGTATTCAAGAAAGCAACGCAAGCAAGAATTTGTTCGAGATGTAAAAGAAAACAGAGTAGAAGTGTTGGAAGTAAGTTAAAACCAATACTTAAATTCAACCGTAGAAATGTAAATATGAATGCATATAGCTCCACAAATGTAAGGGTTACGATGGCAAATGGAGATCGTATTAAATCTGCAAAACCGCAAAATAGATCCATGCTTGCAGTGGGGACCACGAACAAACAGATCAATATTTACGGAAATGGAAAAGCAGGAAAGACTAAAATCTTGGTTACTCTTGCTAGCGGAAAGAAAGGTTATATAACAGTTACGATAAAGAAACCGGCATATACAATAGAGGACCCGGGCGATTTGTTTGAATGAACATCCTATGTAAAAATATGGAATCATATTACGCCAAAAAAGTATAATGAATAATCATAAAGCGTCTATCTTTGATAGGCGCTTTTTTCATGCGCAAAAATGAGGTGATTATTCAATGGCAGACGTTTTTATAAAAATCAATGGTGCAGCAATGCCTTGTCCGTCCTCTTTCACATGGGGGCTTCAGGACATATCAGCGTCAGAATCCGGGCGTACTGATGACACGATCATGCACAAGAATCGTGTTGGACAGAAGAGAAAACTGGAAATAGGTTGGAACGCACCGGAATGGGAAAAAGCTTGCAAAATCGTGCAGGCGGTCAACCCAGAGTACATTTCTGTTGAATATCCCGATCTCTTGTCTGGAAACAAACACGAAGTCCGAACCTTTTATGTTGGCGACCGGTCCGCTCCTTTTAAGTGCTGGTGGGTCGGGAATCAACGGATGGAAGGATTGCAATTTGACTTGATCGAGCAATAGGAGGTGAGAGATTGAGAGATATTTCAGACAGATTTAAGAATGAACAAAATAACGATAACAGGAATTATTTAAAATACGCTGACATAACACTGACGGATGGGACAGTTATCAATCTTACCAACGCTGATTTTTGGTCAAATGGTATGAAGTTTGAGGATTCCGTGTCTGACGACAACACGTTTAACATCGGGTCCGCAAATATCAATACTTTGAACCTGTCAATCAATAACTTTGATGGAAAGTATACAGATTACGATTTTACGGATGCTACGGTGATCTGCTATGTAGGAATTGAACTTGAGCCGGAAGATACCAGCGCATTACTCGATACCACCGGCGATAAGATTCTGGATACGACCGGTAACGAAATCATAGTGCATAAAAATGCTCTGATAGAAAAAATCCGGATATGCACAATGACAGTCATAGATACTCCGTACCAGAACACTACAATTATTGAGCTAGAATGTGAAGATAATATGCGGAAGTTCGACCGTGATTATTCTGCAAGTAAGATGAAATATCCGGCGACAAGGAAACAAATCATACAGGATGCTTGCAAGGTGTGCGGAGTAACACTGGACACACTTAATTTCTATCAGGATTCTTACCAGATACCAGCAAGACCTGATGATGAAGCACTGACCTTCAGACAAGTCATTGCATGGACATGCCAGATCGGATGCCAGTACGCCAGATGCGATAAATACGGCAGACTGACTATAAAATGGTATGACACAGAAATTGCCGATGCAAACAGAGTAGCTGTAAATTCCACGAATGGCTTTACCCCAAACTTGGACGATGTAGTGATAACTGGTGTGCAGGTAACAGAGTATCTGGAATCCACATCTACGGACGAAGAAGCGAGTTCGTATCTGTACGGAGAAGAAGGATACGTTCTGAAAATCAGTGCAAACAAACTGATTCCGCAAGGAACCGGCGAGGTCGTTGCAAACATAATCGGTGAAAAATGCGTCGGGATGTCTTTTAGACCGTTTGAAACGGAATGCCTGACTGATATAGTTCTTGAAGCCGGTGATGCTGTTCTGATCACCGACCGAAAAGGAAATAAGTATAAGAGCTTTTTGACAAATGTTGTGCTGCAACCGGGATCGTTCGAACAGATATCCTGCAATGCCGAAAGTGCGGCCCGGAATAGTTCGAAGACTTATTCACTTGTAACGCAAGCTGCTGTGGATGCCAGAAAATCCGTTTGGAAAGAGCGAACCACCAGAGAACAGGCATTACAAGAGTTTAAAGACCGGCTGGACAATTCCACCGGCGTATATACCACAGTCCAGACTCAACAGGACGGTAGCCAGATATTTTATTTACATGACAAGCCCACACTCGCAGAATCACGGGCTGTATGGAAGATGACCGCAGAAGCATGGGGTGTTTCAACCGATGGCGGGCAAACATGGAATGGTGGAATGACTGTTGACGGAGATACGATTGTGAGAATTTTGAACGCTGTTGGTGTTAATGCTGACTGGATTAATGCCGGAGCAATCACGGTAACAGATACCGATGGAAGCATCATCTTCTCTGTGGATATGGACACAAAATCCGTATATCTCGACGGAAGTGTCCAAATCGGTGGAGGAAAATCTCTTAATCAAACATTCGCAAACTATCTCCAAGAAAGTAAGGATTATTCAGACGGAAAACTATCTGACTACGCCGAAACGGTAACTGGCTCACTGGGAGAGTTACAAGACCAGATAGATGGCCAGATTGAAACGTTCTACTACGATTATGAACCTACGCTTCAAAACAAACCTGCATCTAATTGGACAACAACAGAAGAACGGAAAAAGCATGAAGGAGATTTATTCTTTTGGAAGCCGAACAAAGAAACTGGTGAAGGCGGATATGCTTACCGGTTCTTTTATGATTCGACCGTAGGTAAATGGGAATGGGTTCTTGTACAGGACACCGATATCACAAAAGCTCTTGCGGCGGCTCAAAACGCACAAGATACCGCGGACCATAAGCGCAGAGTGTTTGTGACAAAGCCGCAGCCACCTTACGATATCGGTGATTTGTGGTCACAGGGAGAAGATGAAGGTGGAGATATCCTTACCTGTACAGTTTCAAGAGCAAAGGGAGCATCTTATGTTCAGTCGGATTGGCAGAAACTGAATAAATATACAGATGATACAAAAGCAGAAGAGGCCCTTGAAGCGGCGTCCTTAGCCAGAAACATGACCATGCAGCTTGATAATGACTATCAGGGAATCCCGGTCGACAGTGATGGTAACTATACAGAGTTCCCGGAGTGCACCACAACAGCGACCGTCATGTACGGCACGCAGGATATTACAGATAACTGTACGTACACAATTACGACGTCCCAGAACGTACAGGGAAACTGGAACAAGGAAAATAAGACATACACCGTCACCGGACTGACCGCAGACAGTGGATGGGTGAACATCAAGGCGGCATACCTAAATAACCTTGTCGTATCGAAACAGTTCTCACTTGCGAAACAGTACGCCGGACCGCAGGGAATCCCGGGCATTGGAACAGATGGAAAGACCACTTATCTGCATATCCAGTACGCACCGGTACAGAACCCGACAGCGGCACAGATGAGCAAGACACCAAACAAATATATCGGAACTTACACGGACTTTTCTGGCGTTGACAGTACCGACCCAACGAAGTACACATGGGCGAAATTTGAGGGTGACCAAGGGGCACAAGGGCCGAAGGGAGCAGACGGCAAGTCGTCTTATACGTGGATGAAATACGCCACAAGACCGGATGGACTTGACATGTCAGACAACCCGGATTATGTACCGCTGTTAGACAGCGCTGGCAGTCCGATTCTGGATAGTGCCGGAGAACAAATCTATACGGTGACACAGGCGACCTATATCGGCATTGCAACAAATAAGGACACGGCTACAGAAAGTACCAATCCGGCAGACTACACATGGAGCCGGTTCCGTGGCGTCGATGGATATGACGGAAAGGACGGAGCAAACGGCATCCCGGGAAAAGACGGAAAAGACGGAAAGACACAGTACACGCACCTTGCTTACGCTAACAGTGCGGATGGTCGGACAGATTTTTCAGTATCCGACGGAAACCGTGAGTACATCGGCATGTACGTGGACTTCGTGGAAGCCGACAGCACCGACCCGACAAAGTATACGTGGTCACTGATTAAGGGGGCAAACGGAGCACAGGGCGTGCCGGGAACACCGGGGGCGAACGGAAAGACGCCGTACTTCCATATCGCATATGCCAACAGTGCGGATGGTAGAACAGGTTTCTCCGTGGATGATAGCGTCAATAAGCTGTATATCGGGCAGTATACCGATTACACGCCAGACGATAGCACTGACCCAACGAAGTATAGTTGGACAAAGATTAAGGGCGAACAGGGGACTGCCGGAAGGACTTACTTCTTTCAGAGCAATGCAGATGTGTTACTGATGGGAGCAGACAAGAAGATAACGCCGGCATCGCTCATTGTGGATTCGTTCTATCGTGACGGAAACGGCGAGATTGCACAGTCACAAAAAGGTTGGTGGAAACTGGAAAAATCCACCGACAACGGCGCTACATGGGCAACACTCACGGTATCACAGACTGCGGCACTTGACCGGCTGAGTATCAACGTCAATAGCCTGTCGCTCAATGCCCATGACATGCTCAAGGTTTCACTGTATTTTGACCAGTCGAAAACGAAACTTGCGGACTATCAGACTTTTTCCGTAGCGGTTGATGTAGCATCACTGACACAGGAACAGATAGTTGATATTCTGTCAGACAGCGGAAAATTCAAGGGATTGTACTACGAAAAAGATGAGAGTGGAAACCAGACATTGTATATTTCGTTCAATGCCGCAAAAGGTGGAACGCTTGCACTCGGCGGGCAGAATGACGGAAACGGCTTGATGAAAATATACGATAGCTCCGGAAGTTTGATTTTGACAGTTGGACGAAACGGAATAGAAACTAGAGCAACGACGCTGACCGATAAAAATGCAAAGGGTATAATTGCATTTAACAAGAAAGGTTTGACCTTTACTGAGGATATAGCGGGCGGTGGTACGGGTACAGACGAAGACTTGCATCTTGAAAAAAGCATAATTTCATTCGATTCACTTGCTAACATCATAGGCGAGTTAGACAAACTGACAGTCCGTAAAGATGCCAAAATAGAAGGCAGACTCCTTTTTTATGATTATGAAAATCAAAGTAAAAAAGCGAGCGAAGCGGTAACGAAGCAACCCATAGCATCTGTTACTGCCGACGGGAATCGAGTAGCTTTTTTGTATTCTGACTATCACGCAAATGGATATGGAGCCGGTACCGAACATAGTAATTATCGCCTTGGTGTAAAAGCACAGTGGGGCGGCAGTTCTTATGCAATGCATTATATTTATACGAACTTGAATATTTCTGACATCCGTCTAAAAGAAAACGTCAAAAACAGTGAAACAGACGCTCTTGAAACGGTTAATCAAATGAAAGTCCGTCAGTTTGACTGGAAAGAGCGGATGGGTGGATGGCATCAAAACATCGGTTTCGTGGCGGATGAACTGGAAGAAATCGACCCGAACTTGGCTCTGGGCGGCGGATATGACGAAAACGGCGAGATGGATATTAAACAGATTAACAGCCCGTATCTTCTCAACTACGCCATTAAAGCCATACAGGAACTTAGCGCAAAGGTTGACGAGCAAGAAAAACATATCAAAGAGTTAGAAAGGAGATTACAATAATGGGAAAATTTAACGAGTATTCACAGAAAGCAACACCGGCGGACAACGACACACTGATGATTTACGACGCAACATCGAAGGCAAACAAGCTTTCGCCGTTCAGCGGAATCTGGAACTGGATCGTTGAGAAACTGACCAATGCGGTCATCAGCAACTTGCAGACGAGCAACCAGACGGTGATTGGGGCACTTAATGAATTAAATAGTAAGGCATCCAGATTTGACGGAAATATCAAGAAAGTAGGATTCCGTTCAGGCCAAAGAGCATTGAATAATATTTATCTTGATTTTTACGATTCAAATAATTCAAGAACAAGTTTGGCATTTACTACAGATGGAGAAAATGCAATTAAGTTCCTTGTTAACGATGAGGAAAAATGGAAGGTTGTCGTAAAATAATTTTCCTCTTCCCACTTTACGATTCCAAATTAAATAGTAACCGGTTTTCAATCTGTGAAAAAAATGTATCCGACTTAGATAATCCACCAGCTGCATTTATTTTAAATACGGATATAAATCCTAAAGGGCTTCCTAAATTGGACAGCAATGGGTGTTGCGTTATACAACATAACCCTGGTAATGAAATATATACTGCACAATTGGCTTTTTCGTTCGGCTGCGAAAAAATAGCAATAAGGACGAAAAAGACTGATTCTTGGAGTGCTTGGAAATACTTTTCAGCTCAATAAAATAGTAAAACTTTAAGCGCACTAAGACAAGTAGATGGTAATGTTGAAGATTGGAATAACATTGCTTCTCCTGGTATATACTCAGGAAATGGTTCTACATCCAAAAACACGCCGATTGAAGCCACAGTATGGATAAACGCTTTTGTAGTTCCATCTAACGGTAATTTAAAATATTTAACTGCGTATGCTATTACTGACAAAGGTATTTTTTTCAGAAGTATGAACAATGGAAGATGGGAAGCATGGCTTCAGATAAAATAGCAACAACGCAATAAGCAAATATAAAGACTTCCCATTTAGTTCATTAAAAAAGGGGTGATGCAAAATGTCATTAGAACGAGATGATATGTTTTTTAGACAGTTTTCGGACTGGTACATCGGCAGAACCGTGTACAGAATAATCGAAGGGAAGCTTCAAGAACTGGTCATAGAAAAAGTTACCGTAACAAATCGGAGCGTGTACATCAACGATAACATTGACATAAACGAAGAAACTGTTTATGTGGATAAAGAAGAGGCGGAAGAATCGTATAGACTTTACAAACACCTTGAGTAAACTCAAGTAAGACTGAGTAAAAATTTCATAAAAAAGCTACCAATGGAGTGTGCTAAGTGTTATAATACGAGCAAAACATTATAACAAAAAAGGAGCCGAACTCCCGACTACCAATCAAAAAGTTCGACTCCAACAGCACCACAAAGGGTACAGGTATATTATATCACAGTGCCTTCCCTTTGTGTACCCAAAAGGAGGGCTTTTTTCATGGAAAATTTTGCGACTGAATTTATGACCAAACTGGACGGAAAGCTGACACCGGAGCAAATGAAAACCGTGCTGATGGAATTGGAAATGTTTTCGGCAAACTTCGACATTGAGAAGAAAATCACAGAAATCGTGCCGTATCAAGACTGCATACCGGAGTGCTACAAAGTGTATCTGGTATCGAAAAAGATTGAGGGCATGTCCCCGCAGTCATTGAGGACGTACAAGTGCAACCTTGACGACTTCTTCCAGACGGTCAACAAACCGCTGAACCAGATAACCACCAACGATATCCGTGTGTACCTGTTCGGGCTGTCGGCAAAAGGCAACACCAACCGGACGATTGACGGGAAACGTCTTATTATTCACACGTTTCTGGACTGGTGCGTCAAGGAAGAGTATCTGACCAAAAATGTTTGTAGCCGAATAAATCCAATCAAGTTTGAAGCCAAACCACGTGAGCCGTTGTCCGATATCGAACTGGAATTAGTTCGGGATGCTTGCAAGGATTATCGAGAAAAAGCCCTTGTGGAATTGTTCTACAGCACCGGATGCCGTGTTTCGGAAATGGTGATTCTGAAGAAAACTGACATTGACTTTCGGACCAAGGAAGTCCACCTGTTCGGAAAAGGCAGTAAACACCGGATATCGTATATCAACGCCAGAGCCGAAGTTGCTCTGAAGAAATACTGGCTCAGTCGGAAAGGTGATTCCGACAGCGTGATATCCACCGTCCGTCAGCCATATCGGGGCATTACGAAGACGCAAATTGAGCAGATAGTCCGACAAATTGGCGAACGTTCCGGCATCGGCAGACACTTATACCCGCATTTGATAAGGCACACAACAGCGAGCATGGCGCTCGAACGGGGAATGAACGTCACCGACTTACAGAAAATGCTCGGACACGAAAAGCTTGACACCACAATGATTTACGCAAAAGTAGCGCAGGAATCTGTACGCTACAGCCACCACAAATATGTTTCATGAAATCATGAAAGGAGTTGATAAATTGGAAATTAAAGGTATTGACGTATCATCCAACCAAGGAAAACCGGACTGGTCGAAAGTAGCTAAATCCGGCATCAAATTCGCAATATTGAGAGTACACCAGAGGTCCGGCGTTGACAGCTCATTCGAGTACAACTACAAGGGGTGCAAGAACAACGGAATCCTTATCGGTGGGTATAAGTATTCATACGCTCTGACACCGGCACAGGCTATTGACGAAGCGGAGGATGTGATTGCCGCACTGAACGGGCGAGGACTGGACTTCCCGGTGTTCTATGATCTCGAGTGGTCTAATCAGCGAAAACTCGGTAAACAGGCAGTCGAAAACATTGCGGTCGCATTTCTGACAAGGATGAAAAAAGCCGGTTATAAGGTCGGTATCTACTGCAATTTGGACTGGTATAATAACGTTTTGACTGACGCACTCAGAAAGTATGAGTGCTGGATTGCACGTTATCCAGCGGATGATAACGGCACTGTCCAGACACGGCTGAAGCCATCGGTCGGAATCGGCTGGCAGTATTCCAGTAAAGGAAAAGTATCCGGTATCAGCGGAAATGTTGATATGGACGTGTTTTACAAGGACTACAGAGGAACGACACAGAAAGGAGAAACAACAATGGTAAAAATCAGTAACTGCGGACATGATGAGAACGGAAGGTACGCAGGTGGAAAAGCAGGAGATCAGACTGGTACGGAGTATCAGATCATGAACTGGTACAGCAGACCGTGGCTCTGCGTCCTGAGATTCAATGATGCAAAAATCGCAGCCATGATCGCAGACATGGCGACAAAAGCGGCGCAGAATAATCTCATTGGGTACGATCAGGGTACTGCCGGAAACAGTAATGACCGGTATTCATTCTGGCAGCACTTAAAGGCAAGTAACTATGATCCGGCGCAGATTACGGTAGCTTGTGAATCCGATTGCAGTGCGAGCACAGCAGCTATTGTCAAGGGGGCTGGGTATCGCTTAAATAACGCAAAGCTCAAGGCAGTCAGCATCTATCTGACGACACGAAACATGAGAGCCGCAATGAAAGCTGCTGGCGCAAAAGTACTGACGGATAGCAAGTATCTGACATCCGGTGACTATTTGAAGGCAGGAGATATCCTTCTGAATGATAACCACCACGTGGCTATCGCTGTTACCACCGGTGTAAAAGTAAGTACGCCTTCAACCACGCTCACCGGTACCTTCCAGACAAGGCTTCCGATTCTGAGAAAGGGCAGCTCTGGAACAGCAGTGGCAATGCTTCAGGCAATGCTGGGTGTAGAAGTTGACGGACAGTTTGGGAACGATACATATAATTCCCTCAAAGTTTTTCAGAAAAATACCGGTGTAACTGCAAATGGAACTTGCGGCATTGATACCTGGAAGAGAGTGATTGAGCACATGAAAGCCAACACGAAATGATGTTCTGATTGATTTTCCCTTCAGAACAAGTTATACTGTTAGCAGTCGCACAGGGGTTGAACTTATGATGTAAAGTTTCCTGTGTGGCTACGCACAAGTGAAGAGTGCAGACTGATTCCACCGTGCATGAACGGAAGAGCTGTATGTCCCAATTCGAGGCTGTTAGCAGCGGCACGAGTGGACAGTCAGGAAAAGAGTTGGGCATAAAAACCCGACTCTTTTCTTATTCTTCGAGATATTCCTGATATATCTGTTCTATTTCTCTTTTTCGGTTCTGCGATATTGAAACGATATCACCGGAAATCATCTTGATGTCAGATGCAATGTTTGCGATGTAATCCATGTTTACGATATAACTGCGGTGACACCGGACAAAACGCCGATCCAGAACTTTTTCTATCTCATGCAGACGCCGGTAAAAACCATACTGATGCCTGCACGTGCAATGGATGATGCACATTTGACCACGGCTTTCTATATATTCGATGTTACGAAAGAAAACCCTGTGGAAATCACCTTTGAATTTTACAGTGAGCATCCGTTCTTCCAATCTTCCAAGTGTAGTATCAATTACGGAAAACACCCTTCCATCTTCATGCCCTTTGATAACATACTGTGTTGCCTGAACATCAAAAGCATCACGCATGTAGCCGGCATGAGCTGTCCAGAACATCAGACTTCCGGAATAACCAGAGCCACGTAACTTATATGCTACATCAATACCATTTTCGCCGTCTTTTAAAATGATGTCCAACACGATCAAGTCAAACCATTCACTGTCTTTCACATCATCCACAAGAGGGACACCAGAAGTGTATTCTGAAATCTGGTACGTTCTGTCGCCCTTTTTCTTCAAAAATGACTCAGCCCTTGCCTTGAAATAATCAATATCAAGCTGGTTATCGTCAAGTATCGCTATTCGCATTTATATCACACCCTTTTTTCGTTATGCGAAAACATGCTATTTATTCAATTTACCAATTTTTACGGTGAAATGTTGTAGAATTTACAATGTAGATAGTATTTATACAGATATTATACTACAGCAGTTTAATACTGTAAATGGGCTGAATTGCCGGAAATTTACCAAAGCTGCTCTCCTGTGTTAATAAAAGTGCTTAAATATCCGGCAGTCAGTCCATAAATAAAAGATATGAGAAAATTATATTTTACTTCTGATATGATATTAAATCTGTAGTATATTCACCTTCATATTCAGCCAACGGTCTGATTGTTAATGCGAAATCTACTTTTGATATTTCAGAAATCTCGTTCATTGAAAGGAAATCGTCAGTTGGAGTTAAGGTTATAATTGTTTTACAATTATTCAGCAAATATTTGTTGCACAGTTCATAATTCACATCGGAAGTTGTAAAGTCATTATAAGTTTCAGAAACTACATCGTAAACAAAATACTGACCAGTTGTATTCGTGATGCAAAACGTGAAACTGTTCTCTTTTGATGATACAAAATCAACGCTAATACCATCTTTATCATATATGTTTTGAACGTTACTTAACACAGGTGAAGATGTTTCCGTGGCTCCAGTTACATCAACATGCACCTGACCACTATCGAAAGCTTTAAAGCTTTTTGAATTATCATAAGCCCACAGCAAAATATCGAAGCTGCTCAATTCATCCATTTGATAATCTTTATAAAAATTGGTTTTTTCCCAAGCACTGGTAAGTTCTATAGTAGAATTTGCTTTTTTACCTGGTGCAACATCGGCAGAATTAAGACCATATTGGTCACCACCAGCCATGATGCCGTTTATGGCATAAGCGTAAGGTGCAATACGTGAACTACTCGGCAACTGAGTTACCAGAGCATCTGAATTAAGGCGGGATACCGCCTTTTCAGGGTGCGTCCATGACACCACTACTGTTTGCTCTTTAGAGCTATACAGCTACTTTTATTATTTCTGGCGTTTTTAGTCCGGTTACGGACAGTTCCTTTTTCTCTCCGGATACGGAGAGATATTTTCTCAGGATGTTATATGCACCTACAGCATCTGCGTTATACTTCCGGTTTCTGTCCCTGTACAGTCCCCTTTGTTTTCGGTTGCATGGCTGTGCATATCTTTTTTCCACCTCTGGTGACAGCGGACTGCACTGGCTGGTATAGCTTTCTTCCTGTCTTACAAAACGGATCCCGTACATCTTAAGCTTATATTCCATCATGCTATAGAGCCTGTTATACGGCAGATTGTGGAACTTCTGGTTTGTTCTGTGTCCCAGGTCTTTTCCTTTCCGGATATTCCGGATATCCCCTGCCACAACACAGGTAATTCCCTGTTCACGGCAGTATTTTGCAAAGTATCTTGTGATCTTGTGCAGATAATCCGTTACCGAGTTCTGCTTTTTCTGATATAATCTGCGAATATGTTTTGATGTGACTGGATGTTTTATTTCCTTCACAGACTGCTGTCCATACCATTGTGCCTGCACCCTTGCAATCTCTTTATGAAAATATCTTTCCAATGCAAGATATCTTCTGCCCAGGATAAATGTATTCCCATTCCCGGAATCATAGCATGTCATAAGATTATGAAGTCCCAGATCAACTGACAGATAGTGTCCATTCTGCGAAAGTTCTTCCCTCTCTGAAATCTCATAAACAACAATAACTTTACATTCACCTTTTTCCGGTGGGTAGATCCGCAACTGTTTGATCTGATCCATGCCCCTGAAAATCTTATTTTCAAGATAAAGAAAGTTCTCATGGATCTGATACGTTTCTTCCATATATCTTTTTAATGCTTTTGGAAGGGACAGACGGACTTTTTCTGTGTCCCATTCATGTACAATTCCCATCTGCATATAGGTAATGGGGATACTTTCCTGTTTAAACCGCGGTGGTCTGGGATTCTCAATCCCTCCGGATCTTTTCAAGGCGTAAAAAGATTTCCATGCTTTATCCAGCAGCTTGCAGACTTCCTGGGCTGTCTGAGATGGAAGCTGTTTATACCACAGATCCTCTCTATGGGATTTTTTCTGATAATACCAGTCCGGGTATTTCTCCATTCCCATTTCTTTGTAATGCTGACGTTCGTAATTACAGACATTCCAGAGCTTGGATGCCGCATAACACATATGTCCGATGACGTTTGCATATTCCTGACTGACCTTTATGGATGTTTTCTTTGACAGCAGCATTTCCCACCTCTATGATCTCAATAAACTTTACTCTGATGCTCAATATATCTGCGGATGTTTTCTTCCGACACAGACCCGACCGTTTCCACATAATAGGAATGGTTCCACAGCTCTCCTTTCCAAAGCTGTTCTCTTATTTCCGGAAAACGTTCGAATAATTTCCTGCCGGTGATCCCTTTCAGATATTTCACGATCGCAGTTATGGATAATTTGGGAGGAGCAGACACAAAACAGTGCACATGGTCTCCTTCCCCGCATTCAAACAAATGGACGGTAAAACCTTTATCCGCTGCGATCTCCTGCACCAGCTCCTGAAGATATGCTTCAATCTCCGCATTCAATATCTTCCGCCAGTATTTCACTGACCATACCATATGGTAATTAATATTGCACACACAAGTGCGGTAATGTATAAGATTCTCCTTCATACATATAGTATAGCATAGTATTAAGAATATCACAATAAAATGCCGAACATATTTTCTTTTTTAATAAAGCTGGATACAGCATTTTTTAGTAAAAAAATAAATATATTTTACTTATAATGTGCAGATATGCACAGTTTACGCTTTCATCTCGGCAATTGAATTACCGAGGATTCCCGCTTATCTTCCTAAATTCAGATCAGAATTGTTTTCGATATACAAACCAATGGTTCCTTTTGATGGCGACTCTGTTAAGCCTTTTGTTTCGACGTGTACTCCGTTTTCATCATATAAAACAAAGTCTTCTGCAAACGTCGGGATAGAAGTGGATGAAACCAAAATGCTTGTGACACCAAGCACCGCTAATAATTTTAAATGCTTTTTCATAGTAAATCCTCCTTAGTAAAATTTGTATATATTATATCATTTAAAGCACAAGTAGTATAGTGAAATATAATAAAATTCGAGGTGTTATCAATGAAAACATTCAAACAAATTCTGGCCATTATCGGAATTATATTATACGTCAACTACATCATCAGTTCACCGGTATGCGTAGAAGAATATACAAACAGAGGTACTAGCATTTGTTCCGAACAACATATGCACAGACAACCAACAGTCAAAAGAAATGTCACGAAACAGATGCAGCATATTCCTATGCTTGTATTTTATTTTGCTCCAAAGAGGAATGATTTTACCTTTGTTATCACGAATAATTTCTATGCGATTGTAAATATTCCGGTATACCATTGGCAATTACCTCGTGGAAATATTGTTTCATCCCACTTATTCCGCTTTATTAGACATATTATAGGATATAATGCAAATATAAGTTCGTGGCATTCCATCTGCTAATCGAGCATATACTTTAATGTAGGCAGTAGTTTGCAAACAGGGAGGGTTATTTATGGATTATAAGAAAGAGATTATTGAATTATTAGATAAGGTAAAATTAGAAAGTACTTTAAAAAGAGTATACAAGTTGCTGGTATACTTATATTTAAGAGAAAAGTAGCCTAAAATGTCGCATCTACAGTTAAAGCAGATGCGGCATAATAATTATTCTGTTTTTAAATCATCTGGCGATGCGGAGAAATAATATTCGAATTCGGAACTGTCATAATCGCTGCCTAACATTGAATTTATTTTGTCCGCAATAGATGTTCCTAATTCCTCTCCGAATTCAGCATCTTCAACTTTTGTTCTTTTATATTCTGTAAAAATGTTTCCCCAGTCGTCTTGTGTGCCTGCATAGTAAATCTGGATGAGATCGCCATCTTCTTTAGGATTTAAGTAAGATAAGGTTTTATCTGTTACGTTTATCATACTTTTAGGAAAAAATACTTTTTGAACATCACAGGAATTAAAAACAGCATCATATATTTCAGTAATTCCTTCTTGAAAAATAACTGATTCAACATGAGAACTTCCAATTCCAATCTGGAAATCTGATAAATCTGTTGCGTAGTCTGTTCCGTCAATATTGTATGATGGAAGAATTTCCAAAATTTTGCACTTGCCATCATAACCGTGCAATTTCACAGAGTTTCCCTCTATATCATAATCAAAATCACTGATTACACCGTACTTTTCAGAGTCATCCTTTTGAACTTCAACGCCAGTCACGCCGCCTGCATAAGTTGGAGTAGAAACTCCTAAAATTGCAAAAGTACAAAATGCAATTAATAGCTTTTTCTTCATAGACATTTCCTCCTTGGTATTAGTTGACTTTATTATATCACTATAAATCAAAACAACAAAGCAGAATATAAGAAAAGACCAGAGCTTTTTATTCTCTGGCCTTTCTTTTTTTTAATTGTTTTCCAATTCTGTTAGGATTTCTTGGAGCTGCTTCCAATGTTCATCACTGAGCTTTACAAACTTGACAAGAATCTTCTTAGCAAATTCATTATCCCCGGTCATTACCGAATCAACGATAGCCTGCGCATCGCCATCGTCTTGGAACATTTCGCCGTTTCCATTCACGAGCCAGCCATAAGAAACATTATAAGTATTACAAATTAGCTTTAAGAAGTCGTCATCTGGAGTTGTTCTTCCAAGTTCTATATTTTCAATTTTTCCACGGCTTTTCAAACCGAGTTTTTTGGCGAAGTCTTCTCTTGAAAGTCCCAAATGTTTACGCAATATTTTCAAACGTTCTTCCATTTTGCACGCCTCCTTTCCTTAAGGTATGACTAAAGTATAACATTTACTAAATGCGTTGTCAACGCATAAAAAATAAAAAATACGTTGACAATGCGTTGAGAATGTGCTATTATACATTTACAACGTAACAAGAAACAGGAGGTGAGAAAATGTCGGAGGAAAAGAGACAACTTATTAGAGATGTAACAACACGAATCAATAAACTTCCAGAAGATAAAAAACATTATATTCTGGGGTATATGAACGGCGTTGCTGATACCGTTGAAAGTAATTCGCGGAAAGATGTAATGGAGATTAAGAATAGTGATTAAGAGAAGAGGTGATAACCACGGAACAATTAATGACAATCAATTATGATGGCAATGAACCAACTGTATCAGCTAGAGATTTATATAACTCTCTTGAAATCAGTAAGCGATTTTCGACATGGTTCGAAACAAACTCTCAGGGATTCGTTGAAAACGAAGATTTTACAAGTGTACTTTCAGGTACGGTTGTAAATAACGGAGCGCACAGAGAAATACAGGATTATTCTTTATCAGTAGATATGGCGAAACACATTTGCCTTAT